CAAACAGTATTGTTTTAACTAACTTGGGTGCGTTTCCTCCAATAGGATTAACACCAACACCAACGATTACTCCAACAAACACACCAACGATTACTCCAACTCCAAACAACACTCCAACAAATACTGGAACTCCAAGAAATACTCCAACAAATACTCCAACTAATACCCAAACTAAAACTCCAAACGAAACTCCAACAAACACTTCAACTAATACTTCAACACCAACATCAACAGCAACACCAACAGCAACACCAACGCCAACACCGTATAATTATAGTTTCTTATTAGGTTCTGGTGATACACCAAATGCCGCTTGTGTTGCAACAGAAACATTCCGTTACATATCAAGAACTCAAGGATCAACTCTTAGTGTTGGTGATTACTTATATACCGACGCAACATTAAGTTTAGCAGTTAGTAATGGGTACTATTCTAATGGAATTGCTTGGTACTTAGTATCAGGAGGATCTGGACAAATTACTCAAAAAGTTGATACAGGTTGTTCAATTTTAGTAACACCGACACCAACAACCACAAATACACCAACTAATACTGTAACTCCAACACATACCCCAAGTCAAACTCCAACACATACGCCAACTCCATCACCAACTGACCCTCAACCATCAAGATATCCGTTTATTACAAGTTATAATAATATTTCATCAATAAGTGCTTGTAGTACTTCAACCACTACAACTATATTTGGTGAAAGTTCAGTATTCGAAAGTAACACATTCTTTTATGGTTGTGCAACAGGATTCTGTCCTGGTGTAGATTTGGCAGGATATTATGTTTACAATAGTATTGTTTACCAATTAAATTCTACAGGAGTTGTATTAAACTCTTCATTATGTGGATCAACTCCAACTCCAACTCCAACTACCACTCAAACTCCAACCAACACTCCAACCAATACCGTAACACAAACACAAACACCAACCGTTACTACAACTAATACTCAAACGCCAACACCGACTCAATCAGGAACACCAGCGGTTACACCAACTCCAACACCTTCAAGTTTTGGAACTAACACATTTAAAGTTCATTTCTACTCTGGTAGTACAGGTGTTACATTAAATGACTTAATATTAACAGAGATTCCATATGTTGGAACATCTGGTGTAGGATTTACAGGAACAACTGGTTCATACCCATTAGCTTGGTCAGGTGGTACTAATTATGGTACTCATTCAGGATTGTCAGGTGTTACGGTATCATTTGAAATAACAAGCACAGGAAATGGAGGTAGTTCAGTTACCATTGGTTATTATAAAAATAATTCATTCATACAACAAACAAGTCAAGGTTGTTACGCTGGAACCAACACACTTAATTTTAGTATTTCAGGTATTAACAATGCATCACCAAGTGATACAGTTGAGTTTTACATCTCTTAAAAAGAAAAAAAATATACAAATAAAACCCTTCATTTTATGAGGGGTTTTTTTATGTTTATTAAAAATAATATTATGAGCAAAATTTTCATTCAATGCGCCTCTTATAGAGATCCACAATTAATTCCAACAATTAAAGATATGTTGGAAAATGCAAAAAAACCAAAAAACCTTGTATTCGCAATCGCAAGACAATTCAATGAAACCGATGGATTTGATAATTTAGATGAATATAGAAATGATAAAAGATTTAAAATCTTAGACATTCCTTATCAAGATGCCAAAGGAGTTTGTTGGGCCAGAAATCTTACGCAACAACTTTATGATGGTGAAACATATACATTACAAATAGACTCTCATATGAGGTTTGTTAAAGATTGGGACGAAATCCTAATCAAGATGATAAAAGGACTACAAAAGGATGGGTATGAAAAACCTTTACTTACGGGATATGTACCATCCTTCGACCCTGAAAATGACCCTGCAGGACGATCACAAGATGCTTGGAGAATGGTGTTCGATAGATTCATCCCTGAAGGTGCTGTATTCTTTTTACCTGAAACAATTCCAGGTTGGAGAGAAATGACAAAACCTGTTACAGCAAGATTTTATTCAGCTCACTTCTGTTTCACATTAGGTCAATTTTCAACAGAAGTTCAACATAATCCAGAATACTATTTTCACGGAGAAGAAATTTCAATCGCTGCAAGAGCTTACACATGGGGCTATGATTTATTCCATCCACATATTCCAGTTGTTTATCATGAGTATACTCGTAAAGGTCGCACAAAACAATGGGATGATGATAAGGCGTGGGGAGAAAAAAATAGAGTTTCTCATTTAACTAATAGAAAGTTATTTGGAATGGATGGTGAAATTCAAGAAGGTCATGATGGACCATATGGATTTGGTACAGTTAGAACTTTAAGAGATTATGAAAAATATTCAGGTCTTTTGTTTGAAAAAAGAGCAATTGATAAATACACACTAGATAAAAATTATCCACCAAACCCATACAATTTTGAAACAGAACAGGAATGGAAAGATAATTTCTGTATGATATTCAAACATTGTATTGATATCGGGTATTCCCAAGTTACTGAAACTGATTATGACTATTGGGTTGTTGCGTTTCACGGTAAAGATGAGAAAACATTATATAGAAAAGATGCCGATAAAAACGAAATTGCAGGATTTATGAGAGACCCTGATAATTATTGTAAAGTATGGAGAGAATTCCAAACTGATGAATTACCTCAATACTGGGTTGTTTGGCCTCACTCAGAATCAAAAGGATGGTGTGATAGAATTACAGGTCAATTAAACCATAATAGCGTTAGTTAAAAAAAATAAAATGGAAGAATATAATACGGATAAATATCTACACGGATTCATAGATGTTTACGAACCATATTTTAATGATATGAGTGATAGTAAACACATATTAGAGATTGGAATATATTATGGCGGTAGCCTTAAATATCTATCAGATAAGTTTAAGGATGGTAATATATATGGAATCGACATTGAGGATAAAACCCAGTATGACGATAAGAGAGTTAAAACATATATTGTTAATCAAGAAGATAGAGACGCATTAAACAGATTTTTAGAAGAAACTAATGTCGAATTTGATATAATCATTGATGATGGTGGACACACAATGAAACAACAACAAGTATCATTTGGAGCATTATTCAGTCGATTAAAAAAAGGTGGAATTTATATTTTAGAAGATTTACATACATCAAGATTAGAAAATTTTGGAACTATTTTTCCTGATGATTTAATAACCACTTTAGATATGTTACAATCATTTAAATTTACTAATAACATTGCATCCAATCATATCTTAGATGACGAAAAAGAATACATAAAAAATAATGTTGCTGATATTAGAATATGGTCTAAAACTCCAGATTATAACCAAAGTGTTACATCAATAATAAAAAAGAAATAATAACCTATTAATTTATGACGCTAACAGAAATGGCAAATAGACTTGGTACCGATAAAGGTACTCAACATTTTGAATATCACTCTTATACCGAAACATATCAAGAATTATTTTATCCATTAAAAGACGAAAAAATTAAGATGTTAGAAATAGGAGTTGCAGATCCAAGATTTCCTGGAGCTTCAATTAAAATGTGGACTGAGTTTTTTTCAAACATAGATTTTATTGGTTTTGATATTAACGAAGATTGTAAAAAATATGAAAAAGAAAATGTCCGAATATTCATTGGTGACCAAAGCGTAACTGAAGATTTAACCCAATGTGTAAATGAATATGGTAGTGATTACGATATTATCATTGATGACGGACTTCATACCCATTTTCACCATATTAAAAGTTTTGAATCATTATATCCTCATTTAAAAGAAAATGGTTTATACATTATCGAAGATTTACACGCACATGATAGTGCTAATACCATAGAATGGTTTAAAGAAAAAAATATTCCTTTTGAATTACATAATAACAATAAACTTTTAATTCATAGAAAACAAACAAATTTTGAATATGAAAAATAATTATGATATAGGTATTACAACATTTTCATTAAGATATGATTTTATTGAAAAATTAATTAACAAAATTAAAGAATTAAATGTTCCAAATAACATTTATTTATGTATAAACGGTGAAAAGGATTCTAATTTTGACGAAGAATATAGAAAAAAAATACTTACCCTCTGCTTATCACATCCTAACATATTCCCAATATTTTTTGTAGAAACAAGAGGACTATCTAAAATGTGGAACACATTGTTAATACACTCAACTAAAGAGAATGTTTTATTATTAAATGACGATATTGATTTAGTCAATGAAAATATGTTTGAGGTTGTTTCTTCTCATATTGAATCCGAAGAATATTACGGCATCTCAAAAATAAATGGCACATTTTCATTTTTTGTAGTTAACAAAAATCTTATTGATGAATTAGGTTATTTTGATGAACGATTATTAGGATTTGGTGAAGAGGACGGAGACATCACATATAGAATGTTAGAAAGTAAAAATAAAGACGTTTATCAATTATATGTACAAGGAGTTTATAATATTGTTTCTGATATTAGACATACACACATAAAACCAGGAGTCGGCAAATATTCATTTTTTAATAGAAATTTTACTTTTGGTTCAAAATACAATTGTAATAATCCTAAAAGTAATATTTCAGGTATGTTTGGTATGCCATGTGATAAAGTATTACCTGACATTAATTTATATCCTTATGAAAAATTTTTTATGGATAATAAAGAAAATTTATGATTAAAAGTAAAATAATTAATAATAGTGAGTTATTTTATGATACAAAATGGAACAATGGAAATCTAAACGAATATTATCAATACATACTTAATGATATAACATTATTTTTAACAAATAATAATGTTCCATATTCAGTTAATTTTGGGTGTAATAATGTATTAAAAGACATTAATTTAGATTTTCAGTACGAACATACGTTTATTAAAAATGAGTATAATAATGGTTATTCTTGTACTGTAAATAAATTTGACGAACTAATTAAATTACAATCAGTTTTTGAGTATTCAAATGCTAATCTAAATCATATAAAAACATCCGATTATTTTAAAGAAAATTCGGATGTTTTTCGATATTATCCACCATTACTATATGATATTAGTAACAGTGATAATAGATTTAAAAATTGTTTAACAATTCATAGTTCAACTTCAAGAAGAAATAATATTCATCAAAAAGTTGATATGGATTATTACCATAATGTTTATGGTGTTGGCAACATATATTGTAAAAATATCATAAAAAAAGTTATGGATGAATATAAAGTATTGGTTAATATTCATCAAACAGACAGGTATAGTACTTTAGAAGAATTAAGGGTTTTACCAGCGTTATTGACGGGTATATTAGTTATTAGTGAAGACTCTCCATATAAAGAACATATCCCAATTAGCAAACACATTATATGGTCACCATATGATACGATAGTTGAAACTATAAATAATGTTTTAGAGAATTACGATTTTTTTAGACAAAAATATTTAACTAATTTAGATTTAACAATAAAAAAAATGAAGACCGATTCAGATAATGAAATGTTTTCAATTTTCAAAAATTATATAGTATGATACATTTTATTACCCCACTTTATCGGTATAATAATTTAAGAGCAGTATATTCAACAATTAAACATCAAGTAGAGGATTTTAATTGGCATTTAATTAAGGGTAGTAATAGCATTGGTGAAGAAGATGTTAGTTTCCTTGAAGGGGATAATAGAGTTAAATTTTATAAGATAGACACTTCACATATTTGGGGTCATGAACAAAGGAATTATTTTATTACTGATATACCTGTAGATAATAATGATTGGTGTTATTTTTTAGACGACGATAATGTCGTTACTTGGGATTTAATTTCAACATATAATGAAGAAAAAGATTCTGATGTTGATTTAGTTTTATTTTCACAAAAAGCAGGTTTAACGGAAAAAATTAGATTGTATGGTGATGGTGAACATAGATTTGATTTAGGTCTTTTTGATATTGGATCTTGTATGATGAGATATCGTATGTTAAAAAAAACATGTATACATAATATTAGTTATAGGAATGCCGACGGACATTATGCTTTAGATATTAGACAATTACAAAATGACCATATTTTTAAATATTGTCCTGATAAATTTGTGAGATATAACAGTTTATCATTAGATATTATATAATTAAAATAAAATAAGTTATGATTAAAATAAAATTAGAATGCTGGTGGACAAATACACCCTTGTTAAATGCAAGAATGATAAGACAATTTGTACCAAATGATGATTTAAATCAATATTCATTTGTTACAGAAAACCCTGATTTTACCATAGTTTTTGGCAGAACCGATTGGGATAAAATTGAGACCCCAAAAGAAAGGACTTTTTATGTTTCACAAGAACCTTTATGGTCTCCAAATCAGCCAAAAGATGGTATACACGATTACTGTTCAAAAATATTAGTATCGGACAAATTAGAATACCCTGATAGAGAAGAATATATTGAAACATTATTGCCAATGTTTTATGCAGGTCGAGGCGAGAATGACCATAGAGAAGAGTGGGATTGGTCTTCTAAATTAAAAGATAAAGACTATTCAAAAAACAAGTCAGTTTCAATCATAGTTAGAAAAGATTATTCCAGTCATTACAATCATTTACAGAATCCAAATACTCATAAGATAAATTATGAAGAAAGAACCAATTTAGGTATTGAATTATCTAAAGATAAAAGGATTGATGTTTACGGAACTTATTGGGAATCTAATGGTGAAAATATTAAAGGAGAGGTGTGGAACAAACACGCTGGTCTTGATGACTATAAATTTTCCGTGGCTTGCGAAAATACCATTCAAAAAAATTATATTAGTGAAAAATTTTGGGACGCTGTTTTAACAAATACCATTCCAATTTATTTAGGATGTTCCAACATTAATGAATTGATACCCGATAATTGTTACATCTCTCTTAATAATATGACTATGGATGAAATGGTTAATAAAGTTAAATCTATAGTAGAAAATGAATCAGGACTATACGAACAATACTCTGATAACATAAAAAAATTAAAAAAAGATTTTTTCATAAATCCTAAATATAATATTTGGGAAACAATTAAAATATTAGTAAATGAATAGTATCTCTTTAAATATGAAATTTTGGGATGATGGTCAACCTGATTCAACCAGAATAAGAAATGTTAATTTTTCTTGGAAAGAATTAAAAAAATTATCAAATTATCTTAACTCAAACGGAATTACCGCAAAAGCATCTCTATACGATTTTTCCCCTGAACAAATAATCTCTGACGCAATTCACATATCATACCCCTTGGGTGTCTATAAAAAAGCAGAAAAAACTAACATAATTCTAAAAGATAAACAAGATTATGATTTTTTTATGATTATAGATTGTGACGCATTTTTTCACGAACAAGATTATGAAAAACTTTTGGAATTAATTAAATCCCTAAATAAAGGAGATGTTTGCACTTTTGATTTGGCAAAATTAAATGACAATGTTTCGGATTATATTGTTGATGATACTTTTATCATTGATAAAGCTGATTGGTCTTACGCATATTCAGGTGCTAAAGAAAATGGACCATTAAGACACCATACTGGTGGATTAGGCGGCGTTTATATTTCCGACACTAATTTATTAACATCTTTAGGCGGATTCAATGAAAAATATGTTGGATGGGGCGCCGAAGACGGAGATATGATGGATAGAGTTTACTATTCAGAAATTCCACATAAAATTAAACCAACAAATAATTTTGCCCCATTTCATTTACCACATTTTTCGGATTGGGGAAATATAAATTATTCACAAAGATTTACAGAAAGTATATGAAAATTAAATTTATAACATCGATTTATAGTGATTTACATGGAACCGAATTTGGAGGAAGACCAAGTAGGGGGGGACATTACAAATGGAGTTTATTATCCTTATTAAAAATGAGTGACGCGGACTTTTTATGTTATACTTCAGATAGAGAAATTGAAGATTTAAAAGATTTTTTTTATACCCAACATAACATATCTTCAGATAAATTAGTATTTGAAGTGTTTGATATATCAAATACCAAGTTTAAAGATTTAATTAATCAATATAAAAATATTGATGAGGCAAAACACTCTGATAGATGTGTTGAAATACAATACAGTAAATTTCATTGGTGGTGGAAAGAAGATAAGAGTTATGATTATTATTATTGGATTGATGCAGGATTATCTCATTGTGGTTTAATCCCTAATAAATACTTAACTGCGGTTGGTCCAATGAGATGTTATTATGAAAGTAATTTATTTAATAATGATTTTTTACATAATGTAATTGAAGATACAAGAGATAAATTTTTACTTATTGGTAAAGAAAATGATAGAAATTTTTGGTCTGGAACTGTTGACCCTAAATGGTATAAAGAATACGATAGAAATATTCATATTATCGGAGGACTGTTCGGAGGTCATAGAGATAGGTGGGATGAGGTTGTAAATATATTTGAAGACTATCTTCAAAAGATTATAAGTGAGGATAAAGTAATTTTACATGAAGAAGTTATTATGAGTTTAATGAGTGTAAACCATAGAGAATTATTCGAAAGAAAAGATTTTGATATATGGTGGTTTAAAGGTAATTCTCCACAAGGAGTATCGGATGAAACACTTGAACAAAATAAAAGTTTTTATAAAATTTTAGAAGAATTAAATAGAATTTATGAGTAATATAACATTAGTAACCGGTATTTGGGATATTGGAAGAGGAGAATTATCTGAAGGATGGTCAAGATCATACCAACATTATTTAGATAAATTTGAGAAACTTTTAGAAGTTGATAATAATCTTATTATTTTTGGTGATGAGGAACTTAAAAAGTTTGTTTTTGATAGAAGAAGTGATTCAAACACTCAATTCATTGTAAGATCATTATCTTGGTTCAGAGATAATGAATTTTTTGATAAGATTCAAAAAATAAGAACCCAAGAAGATTGGTTAAACAGATCAGGGTGGTTAAAAGAATCTACCCAAGCAAGATTGGAAAATTATAATCCACTTGTAATGTCTAAACTATTCTTATTAAATGACGCCAGGATAATGGATAAATTTGATTCTGAATATATGTTTTGGATTGACGGAGGATTATCCAATACCGTCCATCCAGGATATTTTACGCATGATAAGGTTTTAGATAAATTATCCAAATACATTTCAAAATTTTCTTTTATATGTTTTCCATATGATGCCGAAACAGAAATTCACGGATTTGAATATAATAAATTAAATTCAATTGCTGGTGATAAAGTAAATAAAGTTGCTCGTGGAGGATTCTTCGGTGGTCCAAAACATACAATATCAGATATTAATGGAATATATTATAGTGTATTAAAATCTACTTTAGATGAAGGTTATATGGGCACTGAAGAAAGTATTTTTTCCATTATGACTTATAAACATTCAGATTTAATTAATTATTTTGAAATTGAATCAAATGGTTTAATTAATAAGTTTTTTGAAGATTTAAAAAATGATACTTTAAAAGTTAAATCTGAAGGTAAAATATCTCTTGAAAATACTTTGGATACCAATAAAGTTGGTCTATATGTTATCACATTTAATAGCCCAAATCAATTTCAAACATTAATCCAATCAATGTTAGAATATGATAAAGATTTTATTCTTAAACCTAAGAAATTTTTATTAGACAATTCAACCGATTTATCAACAACTCCAAGATATAAAGAACTTTGTGAAGAATATGGATTTGAACATATTAAAAAAGATAATATTGGAATTGTTGGTGGTAGAGTATTTGTTGCAGAACATTTTGATGAAACAGGATTAGATTTCTGTTACTGGTTTGAAGATGATATGGCGTTTTATCCTAAAAAAGGTGAAGTGTGTAGAAATGGTTTTAATAGATTTGTTCCAAACTTATATTCAAAATCATTACAAATCATGAAAAATGAAAATTTTGATTTTTTAAAATTAAGTTTTACTGAATTTTATGGATCAAATGATATACAATTTTCATGGTATAATGTGCCTCAACATGTTAGGGTAGAATTATTTCCTGAAAAATCATCTTTACCTGTTCAAGGTTTAGACCCCAACGCTCCAAGAACTAAATTTAATAACATTAAAATACATCAAGGATTACCATATGTTGACGGTGAAATCTATCTGTCTAACTGGCCAATTGTGTTAAGTAAACCAGGTAATTATAAATGTTATTTAGAAACAAAATGGGCACATCCATTCGAACAAACTCTTATGTCGTATTGTTATCAAGAAACAGTTAAAGGTAATATTAAACCAGGTATTTTGTTATTAACACCAACAGAGCATGACCGTTTTGAATTTTATGCTGATGGATTAAGAAAAGAGAGTTAAGATTTTATCTTAGCTCCTTTTTTCAAATTATCTTCAGCCCATAAGGGCTGAAGATTTGTATAATGACAAAGTTTATAAATTTCTTCTTTAGTTTTTGCGGAAGATAAAGGCATTATATGGTCAATATGAATATCTTGACCCATTAATTCCCAAGTCATTCCTTCAGTAAATTGTTTCTCTAAATATTCTTTTAAAAATTCTGGCGGGCAACCAACAATATTAAATGTGGGGTTATTTTTTGTTATGTTTTTTAATTTAAGAAATGTTCTTATTCTATTTCTTACTATAGACGATAGACGATAAATGGGGTCGGTTAACTTTCTATTTTTAACATATTCATTGCGTTTATTATGGTTATTTTTACGATAAATTTTACTATATTCTAAACGGTTTTTTTTATTATTTTCATAATATTCTTTACTACGTTTTCTTAATTTGTCCAAATTTTTTTCTTTATTATCGTGATAATGTTTTTTAACTCTTGATAACATAATATCTTTATTATCTTGGTAATATTCTTTAACATAATTAGGGTTTTTTTTACGATACTCTTTACCAAAATTAGGATTATCTAGCCTCCATTTTTTTAAGTATATTTTTATTTCGTCAGTTCTTGTATTAGAATAAGATTTTTTACATAATTTACAACAAGAATATTTCCCGTCTATTTTTGTTTTATCAACATAAAACTCACAAACATCTTTTTCAATTTTACATTTACTACAAATCTTTTTTTCCATAGTGTTCTCTAAGTAATTTTTCAATAAGCCCTGATTTATTAGTAATATCTTCTTCCATTCGTTTAAATAATTTAGGGTCTAAACTAATCGCAAATTTAATTTTTTTATCTTCTTCTTTTTTTCTTGGTTTCATATACTATAAATATCGTATAAAGTATGAAAAGTTATACTCTATAAAACAAATTTACAATATATTTATTAATAAACAAGAAAATATGGAGTGGTACATTAAGAAGAATGCAACGTTACCAGTTTTGAAAATGCAAATAGTTCGAGATGGGCGAGCGGGTTATATCCAATTAATGCAAGACTTAGAAGTATCCAAGATTTTTTTCTCAATGGTGGATGTTTATAACGGTATTCCGAAAATTGTTTCGGCACCTTGTTATATTGTTCCACTTATTTTTGCTGAAGATGGGGCTCAACCAGAATATTACATTTATTATCAGTTTAACTCAAGAGATACAAATACTGTTGGTAGGTTTCAGGGACAATTTTTAATTAAGAATGATGAGGGTAGTTTAATTTTACCTATCAGAGAAGAGTTATTTATCAATATCCAAGATAGTTTTATTTCAGAAAGTGCTTGTTGCTAATTTGATTATTAAACAATAAATTTTATATTTATAGAGGAAGACAAATTTCACATATTGTGAAAGCAAATAGGTCAATCTAAAAAATATATTATGATATCTAATGAAGATATAGAATCTTTCCTTCACGGAAATGATCCTGAAGAATTTATAGTTGCAATTGAGTATGACTATGCATCAAATTCCATTTTTAAAATAAAAGAAATACCCGGTAAAGGAAAAGAAATCCGAAAGGACTCATTTATAGCATTCGCATGGGTGGGAGATTTACGTGGTATAAAGTTTTATGGAGATTCTAAAGAAGCCCAAAAAATTGCCATGACAAAATATGGTATTACCATAGATAAGTTAGAAACTCATGGTAATGAAAGATTACAAAAAGGTATGACCTTCATGGTTAGATCCCTAAATGGTTATAGAGAACTTATTCAATTTTTTAGAGATGGTGGTTGTGATCCGTGGGGTGAAAAGACAAAAGATAAGATAATTGTTCTACCTCCTGTAGAACAATATTTAATTTCAAAAGAAAAAAGATTATTCAAAGGATTTGAGAATTATAATGAAGTCACAAGACTTGTTTATGATTTGGAGACTACTGCTCTTGACCCAAAGGACGGACGTATCTTTATGATTGGAATTAAAACAAATAAAGGATATCATAGAGTGATTGAGTGTATGGATGAATCCGAAGAAAGAAATGCTATCATTGAATTCTTCAGAGTTATTGACGAACTTAAACCAAGTATTATTGGTGGATATAATTCGGCAAACTTTGATTGGCATTGGATATTTGAAAGGTGTAGAATTTTAAATCTTGACCCAAAAAAGATTTGTAGGTCATTACATCCACAACATTCATTTACAAGAAAGGATAGTATGTTAAAACTCGCAAATGAAGTTGAGAGTTTTACCCAAACTTCAATTTGGGGTTATAATGTAATTGATATTATCCATGCCGTTCGGAGAGCACAAGCAATTAACTCAAGTATTAAAGCCGCGGGTTTAAAATACATTACAAAATATATTAACGCTGAGGCTGCTGACCGTGTTTATATTGACCACGAGAATATTGGTAAGATGTTCTTAAATAGAGAAGAATATTGGTTAAATATTAATAACGGAAAATATAAGAAGGCGGTAGATTATCAAGATTTGGATATAAAGTTTCCTGGTGTATATAAGAAGATTACTGGTGATAAGTTGGTTGAAATGTACCTTGATGATGATTTGGATGAAACATTAAAAGTTGACCAAGAATTTAATCAGGGTTCATTCTTGTTGGCTGCGATGATTCCAACAACATATGAAAGGGTATCAACAATGGGCACAGCTACCCTCTGGAAAATGCTAATGTTAGCGTTTTCTCATAAACATGGATTAGCAATACCCGCCAAAGAATCAAAGACAGACTTCGTAGGAGGTCTTTCCAGACTACTTAAGGTTGGTTATAGTAAGAATGTACTTAAACTGGATTTCTCCTCTCTATACCCCTCTATTCAACTTGTACATGATGTTTTCCCTGATTGTGATGTAACAGGCGCGATGAAAGGTATGTTAAGTTATTTCCGTAATACTCGTATCAAATATAAAGAACTTGCAGAGAAGTATTATGTAACCGATCCAGATAAATCAGCATCATATGGAAACAAACAGTTACCTATTAAGATTTTTATAAACAGTATGTTTGGAGCATTGTCCGCACCACAGGTTTATGCTTGGGGTGATATGTTTATGGGTGAACAAATTACCTGTACTGCGAGACAATACTTAAGGCAGATGTTAAAATTCTTTATGAAAAAAGGATATGTTCCGTTAGTAATGGACACTGACGGTGTAAACTTTTCTACTCCCGATGAAGCCAAAGACCGAGTTTATGTTGGTCGTGGATTAAATTGGAAAGTTAAAGAGGGTAAGGAGTATTATGGACCTGAGGCAGATGTTGCAGAATATAATGATGTATTCATGCGCGGCGAAATGGCGTTAGATACCGATGGTGTATGGCCGTCATGTATAAATCTTGCCAGAAAAAATTATGCCGTTATGGATGCTAAAGGAAAGATAAAGTTAACTGGCAATAGTATAAAATCTAAAAAACTTCCATTGTATATTGAAGAATTTTTGGATAAGGGTGTTAAGTTGTTATTGGAAGGTAATGGAAAAGCATTTGTGGAATATTATTATGAATATCTTCAAAAGATATTTGATAAAGAAATTGCGTTAAGTAAGATTGCTCAAAGAGCAAAAGTTAAATTAAGTATTGAAGATTATAAGGCGAGATTAAATACAAAAACTAAGTCAGGGAATAGTATGAGTCGCATGGCTCATATGGAATTGGCAATACAAAATAAGTTAAATGTTAATTTAGGAGATGTTATATTTTATGTTAATAATGGAACAAAGGCATCACAAGGTGACGTTGTGAAAGCCGTAGAAAAAAAAGTTAATGTAACAAATCAATCAGAATTTTTATTTGAAACTACTCGTAAACCTACTATTGTAGAAGCAGGGATTCAGATTAATTGTTATATGTTGGATAAAGATATTTTAGATAAAAATCCTAATTTAACAGGTGATTATAATGTTCCAAAAGCAATAGCAACATTTAATAAAAGAATGGAACCTTTAATGGTTGTGTTTCAAGATGATGTTAGAAACGGATTACTTGTTACGGATCCAGAACAAAGAGGTATTTTTACAACAGCACAATGTGAATTAATTAATGGACATCCATTAGGTGATGGAGACCAAGATGATTTACAAAAAGATGTTTTGGATATTACCGAACAGGAATTAAGTTATTGGGTAAAAAGAGGATTAAATCCTTTTTATATGTATCATTTGGCTGAAGAAGGGTGGGAAAAATATATTTAAAGGAGATAAAATACTTTAAGAACCTTTCAATCCGTCACTGGAAAGTATGTACCAGTTACCTCCAACATATCTAAATTCAACACAAGCGAATCTATCCATAACTAATTCATCATAATCTTCATCAATCTTACCAACATCTGGTTTGATTGTTAGATGAGTCATTGATTTAATTACAACATGGTCAGTAGTTCTTGAGTCAAGAATAATTACAGAAAATGGAATACCTCTAACAATTATACATTCTTCTCCATTTGTACGATAATCTAATTCAGACACCATTGAAACTTCTGATGTATCAATTGCCATTCCGTTAATAATTCTTCTTGAGGGTATTGTTTTTACTATTGCCATAAAATTAGATTACATATATTTGACGAGGCATTGCTCTGAACTTCATTTGTTTATTTAGATTTTCCGCAATAAGGGCTTCGCGTTCCATGACCTTTTCTGGTCTTAACCTTGTTAACCAACCTTCAGCGCCAGTTAATTCTTCCAACAATTTTGATTTTTCATCTTTAGCTTCAGTTAATAAACTTTGGTAATCCATTGTTATTTCAGAATCAGGAGTTTTTAAGTTTCCACTATATTTTCCTCTCACTCTCGCCAAAGTTTCTTTCACGTATGCCGTAAACCATCTTCTAACCCATTGTTTAGCAGGGACATTCAAATCTTCCCACGATAATTCATCAAGAGGAACATCAGTAGGTAATAAAATAATGTCTTTATTTGCCTTTAAACATGCTGCTCTATCATCAGGACCGACATCATAATACCAATACCAAACAGCCTTTCCTACGTAGTTGCTATAAGTGCTCCAACTAAATTTACCACCTGGAGTATTATATAAGAAAATATTTTTTTTACCATCAGGTAATCCTGTAATTCTATAAGTTAAAGATCCACCTAATATTCTATTAAGAATGTTGGCTTCTTGCATTCTAATTAAATAATCAAATCCTGACATCATATAATAAGAACCTTGATTACCCATTTGAGCAAATCCTGGTTGTTCAGCACCAAGTCCTACACCAGCTCCAAATCCAGAAACTCCACCTAATCCAAATGCCGTCCAAGCTTGGTCACTAAACCATAATAATTCATTAACCTCTCTTCCTGCAGGAATTTCATAGTTTTGTGTGTTAGCACTTAAAGTAAAATAATCTTTTTTAAGTACCCAAGGACCCATAGTTTGAAGACCTACAATTTTAGAGTATGAGTATGAAAATTGTTGTTCAAAATCCATTGTTCTTGTTACCAATGCTTTAGCAACAGATTTCTCGCTCATATTCAAATTAACAAGGTTAACCCATTGACTATCAATTAGCCATTGTAGAATATATTCTTCGTAATCTTGAATAGATAATTCCATTAAAGAATCCATCATTTCATCTTCAACCTCCACACTTCTAAGTGGTGCACCTAAGAGATGTTTGATTCTCGTATAAATTTTTGACCTTTCTGGTTCTGGTATAACTGCCATAATTATAACTATATTATCTATAAATATATTGACTATTCTATTTCGTATAATAGAGAATTTATCTTAAATACATAAACATTCTCATTACTTATTGGATTATTTTTAAATATTAAAATTTTCTTTGTTTTAGTTTGAATAAAAATTAACCAATCTACATTATATGGTTTAACATTTCCAGTATCATATATTTTAACTTTATCACCATCAAGTGATGTATTTGAATATGGTTTTACTTGTGCGGTATGGATTTTTCCATCCATTTCTATTTTCAAATCAATACCTTTAATGGCGTCATTTTTTTGTCCATGTCCTCCAACTTTAATTAATTTGGCATTTCCTTCAAAATAATCTTCTACTTTATTTAATACATTATCTTCAGATTTTTGACCTCTATCCCATAGTTTCTTTAATACTCTAATAATATTAAGAAAATCTTCATTATTTTTGGTAAAAATATTTTTTTTGAAATGGTCTAATGCTTTAACAAATCTTGTGATTTCAGATACTGTTCTTTTTTCTTTTTTAGAAAAATCAAACATTTTTTCTTCTTTTCCAATTTTTATAATTTCTTTGTTAACTGCTTTAACAAGAAGACAAAACGTATTAAAGTTTGTATTAAGATTATTTAATATTGACCTACCTTCTTTTGATTCAACACCATAAAATCCTGCCATTTCACTACTTGTTCCATCTACCCAAAATTGGTGGAATACTTGTTTTAATGAATCTGTAACTCCGTTTTGATATATTTTCTTAATTTGAGAATTGTTTATTAATTCTTTATAAAATAAAACTTCTTTAGGTTCACAGAATTTTGCTTCAACAGACTCGGTCAATAATTTTTCAAAATTAACGGATTCCATTAATTTTGTTTCAGTTTTCATTTCATACATCTTGGAAACAAAATCCCAATTTACTACCTTCCAAAAGTTTGTGATATATTCATCTCTCTTGTTATGATATTTCAAATAATAAGCATGTTCCCAAACATCTAATCCCAATAATGGGAATCCGCCACCTTCAATAACATTCATTAACGGATTATCCTGATTTGGTGTAGACATAATCTTGAATGTGTTCTTTGCAGTTAATACCAACCAAACCCACCCAGAACCAAATCTTTCTTTGGCAACTTTATCAAATTCTTTTTTGAATGCCGTAAATGTCCCGTATTGTTTTGTGAGTTTTTTGTAGAGTTCACCTCCTAATTTTTTTGGTGTTGGGGTTAAAAAATTCCAAAACAACGCATGATTAAAGGCCCCACCGGCATTGTTTCTGATTGTTTTATCATAACGACTTATGTTTTTGATAATTTGTTCTAACTCTAAATCGCCATATTTCTTTTTAGACAATGCGTCATTTAATTTATCCACATAGCCAAAATAATGCTTTGTGTAATGTAATTTCATTGTCTGTGGATCAATAAATGTTTTGAGGGCGGAGTAAGAGTAAGGAAGTTTTTCAATCCCAATCTTTTTCATTTCGGTTAATAACAACTCTTTTTCTTGTATGATTTGGGTCTCAAGTATTTGTGTTTCAAGTTGTATAATTTTTTCTTCTATTTTTTTCATATTTTTGGACTATTCATTTCATATAAATAATCCAGTTTTTGTTTAACGACGCATTTCATTAATTCTCTTTAAGATTTCTTCAGCAACATCACCGCTGTCTTGATTGTCCCCCATCACAGTGGCAATCACTTGTTTTTTATTGTTTAATATGTCGTAGATAATTCCTTCAATAGTATTTTCAAAGATGGGATAATATACTAAGACGTTGTTTTTCTGCCCGTATCTATAAGCTCTGTCTTCTGCTTGGGCATGGTCTGAAGGTACAAATGATAAGTCATTCATGATAACTGCTTCAGCAGCGGTTAAGGTGATACCGACTCCTGCGGCTTTAATGTTTCCAACAAATACTTTTACCTTTTCATTATCTTGGAACTCATCTACGCTATGTTGTCTGTTTGGTTTAGACATAGACCCATCAAGTTTAACTGCAATTTTTCCAAAATGTTCTGCGATTTTATTAAGTGAGTCAGTAAAATTACAAAATATAATAACTTTTTTACCTTGCTCTATAATATTTTCTGCCAATTCAATTGTCTGTGAAATTTTTTCATCAGCAATAATTTGTCTTATCTTGGTTAGTTTGGTAAACTGAACTGTTAATGATTTGGATTCATTAGGATTTTTATCATACCAATCATAGTATTCTCCCATAACTTCCTCATAATTTTTTGATTTTAATCTCAAATATACTGGAGTTATAATTTTATCAGGAAGCTCAAGAACATCTTCTTTCAATCTTCTTAATATTGTTCCTGATGTTCGGTCTCTTAATTCTTCAAGATTACTAGCACCTGTTACATTCCATATCTTTTTACCACCAGCATTAAATTGATACCCACTACAATATCTTACTGCGTAAGCTAACCAGTTTTTGGCTACGGGTGAATCAACTAAACTTAATAGATTAAAATAATCCATTGGTCTTGAGGTCATTGGAGTTCCTGATAATAACCAAAGTCTATCAACTTTTTTTACAAGGTCATTTATTAGTTTTGTTCTTTGGGCGGAACCATTTTTGATATAGTGTGCTTCGTCAACGATAACCAAATCAAAATTGGAGTTAAGAATTTTCGAGTCATCTTTTTTCTTAATTTCATGGAAATTTTTTATAATGTCGTAATTTATGATAACATAGTCAGCATCTGAACTAAAATTCTTTCCTTCAGCAATGTAGACAGATTTATCGGAGTAGTTTTCAATTTCTCGTTTCCAGTTAATTTTAAGTGTTGCCGGACAAATAATTAAAACTTTTTTTGAGTTGGATTCTATAGCAGCAATAATAGTTGAAGTAGTTTTTCCAAGACCCATATCGTCGGCAAGTATAAACTTTTTATTTTCAACCAATTTTTGGATTGCCTCTTTTTGGTGAGATAATGGTGGACGGTGAGAATATTTTTCATAATTAATTACAACATTTTTAACGGTATTATCTTTTATAATTGCCGCTTTCGGTAACCAAAAATCATGGAGTTCTTGTTTTTCAGTTATCTTACCCCAAATATGAAACGATGTTTCCTTTTCAACCAATAACTTTTCAACCCATATCTTTTCAGGAACTACAGTTAATAATTTATCATCAGCAAGTTTTTGTGCGAAGTAAGCGTCAAGTATAACCCACTTTTTGGCAACCTTGGGTGTCTTATTATAATTGGCAATAATATATTCGGATTGACTTCTTGTTGGGTAGAATTTTTTATTAATTTGGGATTTTCTTTTTATCTCAAGCAAATAGTTATTTGCACCCTCATATGTTTCCAATAAGGACATTGCTCTTGATTCTAAACTTATTTCCATCTATTAAAAAATGTTTGTATTAAATATAGTTATCTTTTGACTATTTATCAATATGGAAAATTTAGTACCTATAACTCGTTTAGGAAAATTCTTTGGTGGGGAAGATCTCTCACTTGATATTGGTATGGGAGAAGAATGGCTTCTCGGTGATATGAATTTCACAGTTATTCTTTATCGTATTGATAGGTATAAAACAAAAACAGATGATGTCTATGGTGAAGTTCTTGAAGATGGGATTCAATTTTTGGCACCTGTTGAATTAAAGGGTCTTGTTCAAATAATGGCTCCAACAAACAAATTATTGGGTAACTCAAAAGTTAAACAAGATGAACCAGGTAATATGAAATTTTCCATTTATCAAAAAACTTTGGATGACCTTAGTGTGAATATTTTTATGGGAGATTATATTGGATATTATGAAACTGAAAGTAGAGTTAGATACTATACCGTAATTGATGACGGTCTTGTTGTTTCCGATAATAAACATACCTATGGTGGTGTTAAACCATTCTATCGCACAATAACGGCTACATGGGCCAGTACTAACGAATTTAGAGGAATATAATGAAAGTTATTATAACAGAATCACAATTTGATTCATTATTTATTGGTAAGAAAGTTATGGTGTATTATAATTTACACAAACATACTTTTTCAGTTACATATGATAGTAAAGTTATTATGCATGCAGATTATGTTAAACTTGAAGATGTTGAATTTAGAGTTAGACAAGGTGGTAAATTAAAAGTTAGATCGGATAAAAGTAAGAATGTTCATGCATTTGTTATTGGAAGGTTATTAGATTATTGTGAATATCCTTGTTATGATATTCCAAGACCGAACGGAGAACATGTGATAACATATAATCCATACAAATACGATTCATTTGTTTATAAGAACGACAAAACACCGATATATCATGCAAAAGAAGTTGATATGGTTAATTCCGATAATAAAATATTTATAGTAAAGAAATAAGATGCCATTTCCAAAACAAATAAAAAAAACATTACCATTAGTTCCAAAAAAAACATTATATTCTCGTAGAGAGCAATTATTGGAATACATCAACAAAGATGGTACTTATTTACCTAAGTCAGTTTTGCATGCTGATTTGGATAGAGGTATGTTAGATTTTGTTAAAGGGGATTTACAAGTTGTAACTGCAGGAAAAATTGTTCCGATGTTGGATATTTTAATTACAACACAAAACTGGTCACAGTATGTTGAAACAGCACAATTTGTTGATATGGATAATAATCCTGAACCGCCATTTATTACAGTTGTTAGAAGCCCCGAAGTTAAATATGGTACAAATCCATCACTTCAATATACAATACCAAATAGAAAACAATTTTATTATGCCTCAGTTCCAACTTGGAACGGTAATGAACAAGGTATGGATATCTACACTATCCCTCAACCCGTCCCCGTTGATATCAATTATAGTGTTAAGATTGTTTGTAATAGAATGAGAGAATTGAATCAACTTAATAAAATTGTGATGCAAAAGTTTTCATCAAGACAGGCATATACATTCATTAAAGGACAATATGTTCCAATCATTATGAATAATGTTTCAGATGAATCTCAAATGGGAACCGAATCAAGAAAATATTATGTCCAATCTTATGATTTTACAATGTTAGGTTATTTGATTGATGAAGAAGAATTTCAAGTTAAACCAGCAATTCAAAGAGTTACACAATTATTTGAAGTTGATACAAGAGTTCCAAATAAAAAAAGAAATAAGTTTCCAAAAAATCCTGATGAATTTGATTTTAATTTTCTTTTTGTTTCTGGTGTTACCACACTAGTTGATGTTATTGAGTTTACCGCAAATATGAGCTTGATTGATACAGATAATGTTGAAAGTTATGATGTGTATATCAATAATGATTATTATGGTAGTGATGTTAATCTTATACAAATAACAACTAATGATACTTTAAGGATAGAAGTTACAAAAATAGACAATACTTTACAGTCAGTAATTCAGTTTGAGAACAAACTTATTTAACCTTCACCATAAATATCTTTCTTCTCTTTACACTTTTCTATAATTAAGTTCTCAAGAAATTTATAAATTTTAATTCCTCTTTTATCACAGTATATTTTCAATATATTATGTGATTCAGGTGATATCTTTATGTTCTTTATTTCCTTCTTTGTTTTCATAGTATGAAAAAAGGTAGAATAATTTCATACCGTTTACAAATACATATCTAAAAGTCAAGTTTTTTCACAGCCTTCCTAATATTTATCATTAAAATAAATCTGCAATAGAATTAATTAATAATGGCAACAGCACAAGCAAACAAAAAAGTATTCGTATCACCTGGAGTATATACATCCGAAACGGATTTATCATTCGTAGCTCAGAGTGTCGGTGTAACGACGTTGGGTATAGTTGGAGAAACAATTAAAGGTCCAGCTTTTGAACCAATTTTCATAACTAACTATGATGAGTTTCAAGCCTATTTTGGTGGAACGGAACCTGTTAAATTTGTAAATACACAAATTCCAAAATATGAGGCGGCTTATATTGCTAAATCATATTTGCAACAATCAAACCAACTTTTTGTAACAAGAGTATTAGGGTTATCGGGATACGATGCGGGTCCTTCTTGGACAATCACCGTATCTGCGAATGTTGACCCTTTAACAATTGGGTTTACTGAAGCTTCTGCGGGAACTGTATTTACCGCTACTTTTACAGGTAGTAATTCTGCAAATACGGTTACATTAAATACTTCAACTTTACCTGCTACAATCCAAGATAGTTACACTAATCAATATAGATTAAGTGATGGTAGTGTTTCAACTTTAGAGACTGATTTTAATAATTACATTAGTAATATTGCTGATACTTCAGGTGCTTCAGGTAATACTTGTGTAATTTATGGGTCAATACCTGCTGAGGATTGGTATTCATTGGTAAATGCATATCCAAATGTAAAAAATGTTTATGGTGTACCAGGAAGTGGTGATATTGAATATAATGATTTAAGTTCAGGTTCAAATGACCCTTGGTATTATGCAAATTTTGATAATATTCTTACTGAACCACGTGGTGATAACTATTCAGGTTATTCTTTTGATTATATTGTTAGTTCTATAGTATCAGGATCTAATGATTCATATTCAGGATCAATATCAGGTACAATATATACTTTCTCAGGAACTGCATATAGTGAATATAATAATATGGTTGTTGCTACTTTACGTTCAAGAGGTATTTCAGAATATACTAACAACGCTGATTCTGAAAATCATGGACCTAAATATGAAACAACGGGATTAACTATGGTTTGTGATGGTTCATATTCTGGTGTAAGTACAAATCCTTATGGAACATTTTTATTATCAGGGGCAACTAAAGATAATACAACATTCCAATTTGAAACTTCATTATTAGCTTCTTCTTCAAAATATATTACAAAAGTATTTGGTGAAGATAATTTTGGTAAATCAAGATATTCAGTACCTGTATTTGTTGAAGAATCTTATCAATCATCATTAAATATTGCTTATCAAAAAGGTTACATTAAAGGATTGAATTGTTTTTTAATTAGTCTTCCAGATGCTAGAAGTGAAAATAATACATCGATTGCTTATAATTTGGAAAAATACCAATCACCTGAAACACCATTTTTGGTTTCAGAATTAAGAGGTAATAAAGTTTATAATTTATTTAAGTTTATATCAATTTCTGATGGTGATTCTGCAAATATGGAAGTTAAAGTTTCAATTGCTAATCTTTCATTTAATAATATGTCATTTGATGTATTAGTTAGAAACTTCTACGATACTGATTCAGCTCCTGTTGTAATTGAAAAATTCACCAATTGTAATATGGATCCAGGTTCTAACAACTTTATTGGTGTTAAAATTGGTACTTCAAATGGTGAATATGCGTTGATTTCAAAATATATTATGGTTGAATTAGCTGACGGAGCACCTATAGATGCAATTCCTTGTGGATTCCGTGGATATATTCAAAGAGAATATGATAATGTTTCTGAGTATCCATCACCATATATTCAATATAAAACAAAATATTTTTATCCAGGTGAAACAATTACTGATCCTCCATTTGGTGGTTCTGCAAACACAACAGAATCTGCGGGAGATATTGTTAGAAGATCTTATTTAGGTTTCTCAACTCAATATGGTGTTGATGAGTCATTCTTAACTTATAAAGGAAAACAAACACCAGCTAATTGGATTTCAAACCCAACTCAAGCAGCAGAACCTTGGAATATTCAAAGTAAAGGTTTCCATATGGATTCTGGGGCAACGGTTGTAACAATTGCAAATACTTATCAAACAAGTGGTCAAACAGCTTTTGAATGTGGTACAGCAGATTTTAGATTTGACCCTGAGTCTCAAGAAAATCCTTATTACTTTATTTATGCTAGAAAATACACAGTATGTTTTGCGGGTGGATTTGATGGATGGGATATATACAGAGAACACAGAACAAATACGGATAATTTCCAATTAGGATCAAGTGGTTATTTAGCTGGTGCTTATCCTTCTTCAAGATATCCAAACGCAACAGGAGATGGTTTATTCAAAAGAATTGTTGTACAAAATAATACTCAAGACTTTGGAAATACTGACTACTATGCTTACTTACTTGGTATTCTTAGTTTCGCAAATCCTGAATCTACAAACATAAATATTTTTGCAACTGCAAGTATTGATTACGTTAATAACTCTAACTTATGTGAAGAAGCTATTGATATGATTCAATATTCAAGAGCTGACTCAGTTTATATTGTAACAACTCCTGACTATAATATGTTTGTTCCAGATGCTTCAAATCAGTATGATGTTATCTACTCACAAGAGGCTGTTGATAACTTAAATAATACAGGAATTGATTCTAACTATACTGCAACTTATTATCCTTGGATTTTAACAAGAGATACTGTAAATAATACACAAATTTATTTACCAGCTACAGGTGAAGTTTGTAGAAACTTAGCTCTAACAGATAATATTGCATTCCCTTGGTTCGCATCAGCGGGTTACACAAGAGGTCTTGTAAATTCAATTAAAGCTAGACAAAAATTAACACAAGAAAATAGAGATACATTGTATCAAGGTAGAATTAACCCTATCGCTACTTTCTCTGATGTTGGTACTGTAATTTGGGGTAATAAAACATTACAAGTTGCTGATTCAGCTTTGAATAGATTAAATGTAAGAAGATTATTATTACAAGCTCGTAAGTTAATATCTGCTGTCGCTGTTAGATTATTGTTTGAACAAAACGACCAAATCGTAAGACAACAATTCTTAGATAGTGTTAATCCAATCTTAGATTCAATTAGAAGAGATAGAGGTTTATACGATTTCCGTGTAACAGTTTCTTCAACACCTGAAGACTTAGATGCAAATAGATTAGTAGGTAAAATATACCTTAAACCAACGAAGGCTTTAGAGTTCATAGATATTGAATTCTTCATAACTCCAACAGGTGCTTCGTTTGAGAATATTTAAAATATATACGGGGGAAGTTAATCTTCCCCTTTATTTGCCAATATGAAAAGAATAATAGAAGGATTCAAGTCAGAACATACACCGGATATGAAATATTATGCATTTGATTGGGATGATAATATTGTTCATATGCCAACTAAAATTATCTTAAAGACTGAAGATGGTGATGAGGTTGGAATGAGTACTGATGATTTTGCGGAATATAGACACGACATAGGAAAAAAACCTGTAAACTATAAAGGTGAAAAAATTATTGGATATGCTGATGATGCATTTAGGAATTTTAAAACTAAAGGTGATAAAGATTTTTTAATAGATGCAATGACTGCTAAAAAAGGTCCTGCGTTTGATGATTTTAAAGAGGCGATAGATAATGGGTCTATTTTTTCTATCATCACAGCTAGAGGTCATAATCCAAATACCCTAAAACAAGCAGTTTATAATTATATTATAAATGGTTTTGGTGGTATAGATAAAAACCAATTAGTTAAAAATCTTAGAAAGTATAGAACATTTTCGGATGAAGAAGACATGTCTGATGATGATTTAATTAGGTCATATTTAGATCTTAACAAATATCATCCTGTATCTTTTGGAACTAATAATGGTGCCGCTAGTCCTGAGGAATTAAAAGTTATGGCAATGGACGAATTTGTGAATTATGTTAAAGGTCTTGCAGCATTTCTTAATAAAAAAGCATTTCTGAAAAAAGATATTAGTAATAATTTTATACCAACGCAACCTAAAATAGGATTTTCAGATGATGATTTAAAAAATGTTGAAACAATAAGTAAGCATTTTAAAGGTAAACCAGATAATATAGTGAAAACCTATTCTACTGCTGGAGGAACAAGCAAGAATATAAATAAGAATATATATAATGAATATTATTTTTTAAAAAAAAGTAAATAGAAATATTTTTAAGAAGACTATATTTATAAGATATAAAATAAAAAAAAACAAAATTTAAATAACATGGCTGATTTACTAATGAAAATGCCGATTCCTTACGAACCGAAACGTCAGAACCGATTCATCTTGAGGTTTCCTTCAAGCTTAGGAATAAATGAGTGGTTCGTGGAAAGTGCGAAAAGACCATCTATCAAAATTGCTTCAACAGAAATACAATTTTTGAATACATCAACATTTGTTGCAGGTAGATTTAATTGGGATGAAATTTCAGTTAAATTTAGAGACCCAATTGGACCTTCAGCGGCTCAAGCTCTTATGGAGTGGGTTCGTTTACACGCTGAGTCTGTAACAGGTCGTATGGGATATGCTGCAGGTTATAAGAAGGATATTGATTTGGAGATGTTAGACCCAACAGGAGTAGTTGTTGAAAAGTGGATTCTTTACGGAACTTTCTTAACAAGTGTGGATTTTGGTGCTCTTGGATATTCAACAGATGCTTTGGCTGATATTACCGCTTCACTTCGTATGGATCGTTGTGTTTTAGTTTACTAGTTTTTTAATCTTTATAAGAAACAAATTTCAACTATATTTAACCGTAAAGACATAAACTTTACGGTTATTTTTTTATATGGACAATCAAACACAAAATTACGCACAACAGAATTTCACACTTCCTCACGATGTGGTTCCATTGCCATCACAAGGAATTTTTTACAAAAATAAAAAAAAATCAGTTAAGATTGGTTATTTAACCGCATCTGATGAAAATATTTTAATGGCAGGAGGAGATGATATAACTACCAATTTAATTAAGAGTAAGTTATATGAACCAGATATTAGAGTTGAAGATTTATTAGAAGGGGATGTTGAAGCAATTCTTATATTTTTAAGAAATACTTCTTTTGGTCCTGAATTAACTGTTAATGTAACGGATCCAACAACAAAAAAATTATTTCAAACAACAGTTGTTTTAGATGAACTTAATATTGTTAAAGGTCAAGAACCACTAGAAGATGGAACATTTCTTGTAACACTTCCAAAATCAAATAGTGTTGTTAAGTTAAGACCAATGACTTACGGTGAAATTATGGATATAAATAAAATGAGTGAATCATATCCACAAGGAAGAACAGTACCTAAAATAACTTGGAGACTTGAAAAACAAATTGTTGATGTTGATGGAAATACAAACAAAGGAGATATCGCTAAATTTATTGAACAAATGCCAATTATGGATTCAAAATTCATCAGAAACTTTATGGATGAAAACGAACCAAGATTAGATATGAATAGAGTAGTAACAACCCCATCAGGAGATAGACTGACAGTTAACGTCGGTTTTGGGGTAGAATTTTTTCGTCCTTTCTTCTGATTATAGAAAAGGACAACTTGATGAGTTTTTTTATTTAAATACGCTACTCAAGATTACATGGCAAGATTTTGAACGAATGCCCATATTTGTAAGGAAATATCTATTAGACAAATGGGTTGAAGATAACAAGAAGGACTAAAAAATTAGTCCTTCTTCTATTTATAAGAAAACATTTTAATGGCTGATAAAGAAACAACTGACGAATATAATAAAAGAATAACTGAGGAAGCTAAAGTTAGTACTGATACATTTATTGGTGCTGCACAGCAAATGGCTCAAGCAGCTAATGAAATGACATTGGCTTTTGCTGGTTCAAGGGCAAGGGTTGGTGAAATGATGACTGCAGTTAGTGATGCGGCTCCAAGAATGAAAAGACTTGGTGCTGACTTTCAAACAACTACTCAGGCAATGGTTGATATTGCTAAAGCAACTCAAAAACAAACATTAGCGTCTAGTGATAGTGTTGCTAAATTATATGCAACAAGTCAAGTTATTGGTGAAAATATTGGATCAATTGTTACCAAGTTTACAGATGTAGGTATTCAATTTGGAGTTGTTGGTGGAGAATTAGAAAAATCAGTTAGAACTGTAAGTGATTTAGGGTTAAATACCAAAGAAGTGATGGAGAAAGTTGTTCAAAATGCTTCAGCTCTTAATAAATTTAATTTTGAGGGAGGTGTTCAAGGACTAACTAAAATGGCTGCAAGAGCTTCAATGCTTAGAGTTGACATGAGTGTTGCTCTTGACTTTGCGGATAAAATGATGGATCCTGAAGATGCAATTAAAACAGCATCGGCATTTCAAAGACTTGGTGTATCGGTAGGGGCTCTTGCAGATCCATTTGCGTTAATGAATGCGTCAATTAATGATCCAGGGGCTTTACAAGATAGTTTAGCTAAAGCGGCACAACAGTTTACATATTTTGATGAGAAATCAAAAACATTTAAAATTAATCCTCAAGGTATTCTTACCTTAAAAGAAATGCAAAAACAAACAGGAGTTAGTGCTGCTGAATTAAGTAAAATGGGGTTAGCGGCTGCCGAACTTGATAAAAGATTATCACAAATTAGCCCAAGTCTTAAATTTAAAGATGATTCAGATAAACAATTTTTATCTAATTTGTCTGAAATGAATGCGTCAGGTGAATATGTTGTTAAAATAAGAGATGCATCTGGAGTAGATGCAACTAAAAAATTAAGTGATGTAACACAACAAGAATTTGATAATTTAATTAAAGAACAAAAAGAGGCTCCAAAATCAATGGAGGATATTGCAAGGGCAGGAATGAAAACTAGCGATATTATTAAAAATGATGTTGGAGCAATTAAAGATGCTGTAGTTAGAGGTTTAGTATCAACTTCATTTGTTAAAGACAATATGGAGTCTATAAGAAGATCAATTACTGTACCAATTGGTGCATTAAGTAATGCTGCAGCAAAAACTGAAATTATTAGACAACCAGCAGATAAAGTAATAGATGCAATTACAAAGGCTGTAAATGGATTAGGTGATAAAAATAAAACACCGGCTCAAGTATTTCAAGAACTTGGAGACAAATTTAAAGACCAGAGTGAATCATTTAAGATGGTGCTTCAAAGCACGGCTAGTCAAGTCGGTAAAGAAATAGATAGTAAAAATTTAGGATATCATGATGCAATAACTGGTAAGTTAGCCACATCTGCTTGGAATGGAGTAAAAGATCTTGTTAAAGGTAAATCAGAAAAAACTAAATCAGGGGTTACTACTGCAACAAAAAATGCGGCAAAAACTGCAAATGCAAAATCAGTTGAGGTTAGTTTATATGGGACAGAAGGATTAAATAGATATGCCAATCCAAATCAAACATTAACATCTGCTGTAGACCAAAATATTGAATATAGTCATACAGGAACCGTTACGTTTAAAATTGATGCTCCACCAAACATTGATACAAAATCTCTCCAAGCGTATGTTAACACAAAAGAATTTCAGCAAGCCGTTTATAAAGGTTGGGAAACCGTGAAAAATGAAAAGACAAAGTAATTCATTATCAGAAAAATACCTATTAACCTATTTATAATAAAACATTAAATGGGGAGTCCATTAGATTTAGTTAATTCCGAAGTTTTTAGAAAGAAACTTATTACAAGAAACTTGACACCTTATGCCAAGTCTCCTAATAGAGCTACGCCACCAACTAACTACGAATACATTCAATCCGACACTTCAGTAATTGATAGTCCTGACCAATTAATTGACGAACCATCCTTTGCAAATAAATTGTATCCACTTAATAGGTGGGGTAATGAAGGTGGATATTCTCAAGTTCCAGATCTCGTAGGTAATACTAATTCTAAATCAAATGAAGGAGAATATGGATTTCAAGATGCAAACATTTTAAGTGAGGCAGAACCCGAATCTAAAAATTGGAGAAAAATTAATGCTTTTGGTAATGGTGGTGAACAATTATATGATAGTGCACAATTTGTACAATCATTAGAAACAATTGATGCTAATGGTAGTTCAAGATATTATAACAACCAACCATACCCAAACTATAACCCTTCATCTTATGGACCAGTTTCAATATTATTAAGTCCTGACCCACAAGGAAGTAATGGATCTTTAAGTTCTGATTCATATCTTGCTCGTTTAGGAGCATCAAGATTAAGAAAAGGATTTGAAGAAAGAATTGCAACAGGAATATATCAACAAACAGTTGGAAGAGCTAATGCATTTAATGTAAGAAGTGGTACAGATGTATTGAATTTAGTAACAGGTAGGGTTCCGTTAATTGAACCTAACTATACCATTACTGCACCATCCAATCCAATACTTGCCGCAACAGACTTTGCATTAAGACTAGCCGGTAGTACCATACCAACATCAACAATACCTGGTTCTTATTTTGATGCAAGTATCAATTCTGGACAACCAACAACAATTCAACAATTAAGTTCTGCATTTCTTAAAACATCTATAGGTAAAGGATTTAGTAGATTATTAGGAGGTGATAAAACGGGTTCACAACTATTCTTAAACAATACAGGTGGTGGTCAAAAATCTAGATTATTTGGAAACATTGATTACAATAAATTTAAGCCAGATTATCAAAGAACTTTATTTGATAGAGTTGGTGGTGCCTTAGTTGGTTCTACAACTAATAATAGTAATTTTTATGTAGGGTCAAGAACATCAGACCCATCAAGAGTATTTTCACCAGGAGGTGATGTACCTGTAAATCAATTCGGACAAGAAGTTCAATCACCTGTTTATGGTCCTAGTGAGCTTGCGGCACTATATGAAGGTCCTGATAAAGAAAGTAAACTTGGTGCTAACGGACCTACATATGGTAATGGTGGAGGAATCGAAGGTGGCTTTACATGGGTATCCCCAAAATATAAAGGTAATGCTGGAAAGTATGTTGGTATTGGTGGAGAAATTATTAGACAAGATTCAGATTTTAGACCATCATCATATGATAAGACTGAATCAACAAATCAAACATATACTGAAGGTTCAATCCTTGATGACACACAAAGATTAATTAATAGCCAACCTGCAGGGGGAAGAAGATTACAACATGTTGGTAATGCTATAGACCAAGTTAGTAAGGTCTTCAATGATGGTTATAGAGAGATTACAAAGGGTTCTAGAGTGTTGAAGTATATTGGTTCCATTGGACAAGAAGTGGGTACTGAGTACTGTCGTGTGTTTACCAAAGACGTTCCTTATTTACAATACAATGACCTTCAAAAAAGAAATGGTATGACAACTGAAGGTAGAAAGTTTGCATATTCTGTTATGGATAAAACTTGGAACTTAAATATCTATCCAAACAAACAAGAAGGTGGACAAGATTCAACGAATCTTATCGGAACAAATAGCACTGCTTATGCTAAAAAATATATGTTTTCATTGGAGAATCTTGCTTGGAGAACATCTAATACACCTGGATATTCTGTTTCAGATTTAGCTGTTTGTGAAAGAGGACCTAATGGTGGTAGAGTAATGTGGTTTCCACCATATGGTTTAACATTTTCAGAATCGGTTAGTGCCAATTGGAAAAATACTGATTTTATTGGAAGACCTGAACCAATATATACTTACAATAATACAAGTAGAACAGGTAGTCTTACTTGGAAAATAGTTGTTGACCATCCTTCTGTTTTGAATGTTCTCGTTGATAAAGTTTTAAAAAATGAAACAAACAAAACAAGAATTGATAGTATCATTGATTCATTTTTTGCCGGATGTAGAACATATGATTTATATGAATTAGCCAAAAAATATGTCACCATAAATCCTAATGATTTGTATGAACTTCAACAAATGATATCATCTAAGGAAATGACAAAAGAACAATTAACATATACAGTTGAAACACTTACTAGTGGGGCAAAATCCACATCAGGTATTCAACCAATTGCACCAAATAATACAAAAATCCAATTTAGTGATTTTAATAATTTAGCATTTTATTTTGATAATGATATACCAAAACAAGACGAAAATGTTTTAAATTATTCTTCTGAATACACATCATATAGTGGCAATGTTTTAAGCGGTAATTATACAAAACAAGGCACTGCTGCGGTAACACAATCATTTTTTAATTCAGTAGTCAAATCTAATTATGAAAAAATTCAAAAATTATGTGTGGAAATTGGAATGGCATTAAAAAATAACGATGGAAATATTTCAATAATAATTGATGCCACTTGTTCTGCACCTGCAACTAGTTCATATAATAAACTACTAGCAACAAGAAGAATTAATGCAGCAATACAATACTTTGCTACAAATATAAATACTGCAAAATATTATAATAATAGATTACTTATTAAATCAGGTACCAACTTTGGTGAAGAATCAAGCGTATTACAATATGATGAACAAACGAAAGATTTTACAAAAGGTACTAAAGTAAAATGTACAGACAATCCAAATACTAAAGGTGGAGATAGTATGTCGTCAACTGAAGTTTATACAACAAATGCGATGGCTTGTAGAAGAGCATATATTACAATAGATGATTCAAAACTCAATCAAACACAACCACAACCAAATGCTCAACCTGTACAACAACAAACAACAAATGTTATACATGGAGTATTGACACCGGTAACAACAACAGTACAACAAGTTGAGCAAAAATATGTAGAAAGAGATAATATAACTAAAAGAGTATTGAGGTCTTTACTTTCTGAATGTAATTACTTTGAAAGTATTAAAGAAGATTCTCCAATGGTATATGATAATTTGAAAGAAAAATTAAAGTTTTTTCAACCTGGATTTCATTCAATGACACCAGAAGGATTAAATACTAGATTAACATTTCTTCAACAATGTATGAGACCTGGTGATACAATACCTACAATTAAGACAGTTGGACAAACAAATGAACTTCAGTATAATAATGCAACTAACACTGCGTTTGGAGCGCCACCAGTATTAGTATTAAGAATTGGTGATTTTTATAATACAAAAATTATTCCAACAGGTTTGCAATTAGCATATGAAGAGTTAGATATTAACCCTGAAGGTATTGGTATTCAACCAATGATTGCCAATGTTACAATGAGTTTTAATTTTGTTGGAGGTAGTGGATTAAAAGAATCTGTAGATAAATTACAAAACGCATTAACATTTAACTATTATGCTAATACTGAAATGTATGATGATAGGGCGGATGTTACTGATTTAAGTTATAAAGTAATTGATAAAGCTTGGATTAATGCAGGACCTCAACCACCAGGACCAACACTTAATCAAACACAAGATAATAATCCACAGTCAAACGAAGCGACTATTGGAGATATTTTATCTACTTCAGGAACAACAGGAACAATTAGTTATAAGAAATTTATGAATAGTTTTGTTACTGAAACACAAACTTATTTTCAAACTTTTGTTAACAAAAGTAGAGAATGTGTTAAACAATATAATAATGCTATGTTACAAAATTGGACTTCAAGTAGAAATTATATAACAGGAACTTTCTTGGTAGATACAAGTGCGGGTAAAGAAGTTTTAATTATAGGTAAACCTGATAGTATTCAACAAATAGTGGATGGTGTGTTTACTGATTATCTTGCGGATATAGAAAGTGATAATAAATTAACACAAGATAGGTTTATTAATTTTATGTCAGGACAACAAAAAAACTTTAATCCTAAAGTAATTAGAGCTTTAAAAATGAATATGAAGAATGCTGTTACGAATAGAAAAAGTTCATATCAAAATGCAATAACTCAATTAAATCAAGATATTGTTACACAACAACAAAAATATATTCAATATTTAACAAGGGCTAATGTGATACCTTTATGTCAAAGTGGCGTAGTCGGACCTACAGGTACTGACGGATTACAAGAAAAAAATGGTAATGTTGTGATTTATAACATTAGTGGTACAACCAATGTTTATCCTTCTTCTAATACCACAAATACATTTCTTGAAATACAGGATGATATTAGAACAATTGGTTATAACATTAGTTCATTTTATGATATAATAGTAAAATCAAATAAATTTACATATGATTCTAATTCATATGATGGAATTGCTTTGTATGGAGTTAATAGTGAAAAAACGACACAAAAAGATTTAAAACCAATAGTATTTAATGCTTTTAATAAAGATGATGATTTTCAATTTCTTTCGTTTAAAAGAATGTATATGATTTTATCTCCTGAAATATTAGATGATAAAAGATATCAAACCTTTAAAAATGAGATAATTGGTGGTATTATTAAGAGTAAAGATATTCTTGATAGCGGCGGAAGTACTGATGTTAGTGAACAATTTGATGCTTATTGGTTAGGAACCGCAAAACCTAAATTTACCAAAGAGAACTCAATAACAACTGCATTTTTAGATAATCTTGAAAAAGATAAATTAAAAAAATATGTAAATTATACTCCATTTGCATCCAAAGATAGATTATTTACTTTTGAAAAAACTACATCACCAACAGTAAGTCAAACTAGTGTAATAACAGGATTAGGTAGAGTGTTAGCAAATACTGATAAAACTACTTGGAATAATTTTGATAAACCTTTGGCATATGTTTCAAAACTAAAACTTAATTAATGGCGTATCAATATTATAATCGTTATGATGAGTTTATTATTAATGGTGAGCAAACTGTTGTGCCTTTTGTTTATTTATATCCAAAACCTACTGACCAAACTTATATTTATAAAGTTGCTCAAAGTAGATTAGATAAAGTATCTCAAGAATTTTATAGTTCTCCTTACTTTAGTTGGTTAATATTACAAGCCAATCCACAATTTGGTGGACTAGAAAATAATATTTATGATGGTGCTGTTTTAATAATACCTTTCCCATTAATATCTTCATTACAAGACTATAAAGCGGCATTAGAAAATCATTTTTATTATTATGGCAGGTAACTTACAAGCTGATAACAGCGGAAATATATTGGTTGATTTTGATTATAACAATCTTATTGTGGTTGATCCTAATAAGACAATAGATTCATTTGGTAAAATCAGAGAAAGAATTATTGACCATGAGAATTTGGTAATGTATGTTAATCTTGAAGCTGAAGTAATACCAAGAACAAAATTATCTGTAGGAGGTAGTCCTGAAGATAGAATTAGAACTATATCAGTTGCCAAGATTAATTTTTTAAAACCAACAAAAAATAGTTATTTGGGCGCTGGTTATTATGATGAATTAACTGGAAAAAATTCCACCAAATATCAGGGAATTAACCAACCAAAACAAGTACCGATTAATCCTGGATTTGGTGAAAAACCCTATGTGATAAATACTGTTGCAGATGAGACAAATATTATTGATACAGGGTTACTTGGAATAACAAATATTAGCATTAAAACTAGTACTTCATTTATCCCAAGTGTGACTATTGAACTTGAAGATATTCAAGGTAAAGCATTATTTGAACTTGGTAATAATTCTCCGTATGCTGCATTTTTTAATTTACCATATTGTCCATTTTATTTAACCTTAAAAGGTTATTACGGACAAGCAATTAGGTACCAATTAAATTTAGAAAAATTTGCCGCTAGATTTAATTCGGTTAGTGGTAATTATCAAGTAACTTTAGACTTTAAAGGATATAAATTTAATATATTAAATGAAATTTCTTTTGGACATCTTCTTGCAGCACCACACATGTATGCTCAAACATTTCAAATAACACAATCACCAACAGAATCACAAACAACTAGTAACACAAAAGGAGTTGCGTTAGCAGGTAAAACAGGGCAAGGAACAAATAGTACAAATAATGTTACAACCGAAATTATATCTGAAAGAGGGTATCAAAAAGTAGTTGAAATTTATAGTGAATATAAAGCCAAAGGTTTAGTCGCTCCTGATTTTCCAGAATTAACTGTCCATCAATTAATGAATAAACTTCAAAACTTTGAACAAGCAATTGTTAATTCATATAAAAAATCTAATGTTGAACCATTAACAAATATTAGAACTTATAAACAAAAATTGGCTGATTATTTTGCAAATGTTAGAGGTTCTAATACATCTTGGTTTAATACATATTGTAATATTAAACCTATAATACTTAATGATGGACAATTAGTGTATACGTTTAAAGAGAATTTAGATGAAACGGCAAAACAAGATGCTCTATCTAAATTATCAGATTTGGTTGCCAAATATAATTTAGAGTTAGCAGAAAATAAAACTTTAGGAAAATCTGGATCATCTCCAATTGAAAATCCAATAAAATATGATGACTTTTTTAAACTTGTTAATGATTCCGATATAAATTGGGTAGAGACTGTTAGATATCAAACAGGTACGGTATTACCAACAACTGAACAAATCTCAACTATAAAAACTAATGTAAAGAAACAATCAGCACCTAGTGTTGAAGTTATAACAGTTCTTGGTGTTGCTATACCAAAAACAGTTGTATTTCCCAAATTTTTAATATTTGAAGGTGACAAAAAATTTGATAAAAATGTTGCTAATATGGAAACTCAGACTAATGCAAAACTTTCTGAAGTTGAAGGTATTTTATCTGCAGATTTGGCTAGAAAAATTGAAGATAGGGCAACTGGTTTAGGTTTTAAACCAACAGTAAGAAATATTATTGCTGTTATTATGGCATCAACAGAGGCGTTTATAAGACTTCTTGATGATGTTCATACAAACGCTTGGAATGTTAAATATGATCCTATTAGAAAAAATGCTATATTAGACAATCCATCATCGGCTCCTGGTTCAGATACAAGAGATAAAGTTCCAATTTCTGTGAAAGCTCAACAATCTAATCAAGGATTATCTACATCACAAATACCTGTATATCCTTGGCCACAGTTTTTTGTTGAGACTCCTGAAGATAAACAAGGAAGGTTTCAATTAAAATATATTGCAGACCCATCAGTTGTTAACCTTACTAAAGGTTATCTATATGATAAATGGCCTGAGGTTGAATTTGTTGAGGAATATATGAAAGGGTTAACTGTAAAGTTTCAGGCATCTTTAAGTCAGCCATCATTGGATGCTGAATCAAAAACATTGATAACAAATGTTAATGCTATTGAATATCCAAATGTAGGTATTGCGTATGTTAATAAAGAAGAAATTAAATTCTTTTATGAAATTTGGGAAAGACAATATTTGACATCTTTTTATTCAGGATATGTTAGATTAGGTGGTAATAATAATGGAACTGGAGGTTTTTCAGATTATTCTATGAAAGTTGAAACACAAAATCTTAAAGATAGTTTAGGTGTTAGTTCACCATTTTTAACTGTTAAATTAAAAAATTTTGATTTGAATTCTAATAACTATGTAAGTACACTTCAAACAATTTCAAATCAAGGAACTGGCAGATCATATCAAGATTTTATTAGAGATTTTTATGTTACACCATATATTAAAGCATTAACAGATTCTCCTTTTTCGATATTAAAATTAAATGATACTGGTAAAATTCCGGTATCTGCGCAAGACTCAAAAGCTTTACAGGAAATAATAAAGACGCCATATAATACGCCAATGTTATTGGATACTTATCCGTTTACTGATCCGAAATGGTGTGCAACAAATATGGATAGTTCATTAAAAAATACAGGTGAACTTGTATATAATACTAGTAAAACATATAAGATATTTTCTCAAAATAATGTAATTGCCAATTTTGATACACTTACAGATTATCTTACCAATAGACCTGTTACAAATTTTTCGTACTTAAAAGTAAGTAATCCATATACTACAGTAACTAATGATGATTTAAATGTATTCTATACTGCAAGAAAACCACAAGAATTTGTACCAACAGAAGGATATTGTTATTTTCCATCACCAGTTACACTTTTTCCTACACAAACAACAACATCAATGTTGAATACACCATATTTTATTAATGCAATTCAAAATGGTGTTTATACGTCAAGAACTTCAGATCCATATCCGTATGTACAAGCAGCATACTTGTTTATTAACTCATTACCATTAGATACTTTAAGAGAGAGGTATAAAACATATTCAAATGGTGTTACAACTGATTTGGATTATGTTGCATCGGTATTTAAAAAGTTTGGAGCGATTCATAAAGTACCATATGCGTGGGTTCTTAAAATGGGATCTATTTGGTATAGGTATAAAAAATATATTGAAACTAATGTTGATATATTAGATGATTGTTGGAAAGATTTTGATTATGTTACAAATTATGACCCTATAACAAATAATATTAATCACAAATATAGTTATGATACTCGTATTGATGGTTTTATAGGAACAACAAATATTATTTTACAGAGTGAAACAACCGATAAAGTTACAATACAAAATGGGTTTTATCCAAAAGTTATAAATGACTTCAATGTATTTTATAATGGATATGATCTTTATCAAACATATAGTAATGATGAAATTCAGGCTAGTATTGTTAATGGAATGAAGATAACTTCGTTGGCAAAAGGAAGAATTAATGCAAAACAAAAAAATAAAAATATAACAGTTGATCCCTATAGTGTGGTAATACCCCATTTAATGGATACATCAAATAATAATCAATCGGTATGTGTTCCATCAGATAATACTAAAGGAACTGAATACTATGTAATGCCATCATTTGGTAATACTATTAATCAAACAAACTCACAATGTATTAATACAACAGGAGGTACAATAGTTGATTTAACTTATAATCAATCAATGTATAATGGTAGTGTTAGATTACTATGGTCAACACCTAATTACGGATATTTTGATACGAATACGAGAGTAAAACCAAAACCAGATTCTTATTTAAATTATATTAACCCATTATCTTCAAATCAATCACCGGTTAGTTTTTTATCGGGAGATACTTATTCTAAAATTGAAGAAATATTTTCAGTATTTGATAAATCTGTATTGAATCAATTTGAAAAAGAATTTTTAAACTTTTGTAAACCAATTAATACATTAAATGCATCAAAAGATGTTGTTGGAATAGGAGAGAGTCCTTTAGATATTAATGCAAATTTTAAGAATTTTCAATCTTTTATGAGGATTGCAATGACAGTTCCCGCAATGACAGGTAAAGATACCAATCAATATTTTTTAGATACGATTGATAGTCAATTACAAGTTTTTTCTTCTAATGTAAAAAACTTTATGGAATATGATGTTGTTTTAAGAAATGGTAATCCTGGAAATTATAATAGAAGAATATTCGGTTCATTTGTAGGAACAGCAATTGATCCTATTAAATCTAATCCGTATGTACAAGGAAGTTTACCGACATTAAAAGGTAAAACAAGTTTGTCTCAAAGTAAGGCAAACTACCCACAAGAATGGGTTGCATTACAAACAGAAGTCGGATTTTCAACCATACTTAATTTAACATACACTGACCAAGGTTCATATATAACAGATTTCTTTGTTGACAATAATATTGAATTCTCTGTTCAAAATATTACGTTATATAATCAATTAATTAAGATTTATGCAACAAGAAAATTATTGAACCCATCCATAACTACCACAAATTTTAAATCACAGATAAATACTTTTATTTCAGATGGTACAAACTTACAAAACATTATTTTAAATAAAACTATGGAGGCTTTAAGAGCTAGCCTTCCAAAACAATCACAATTACCTGAAAGAACAATCCAATCGGTAATAGATGGACAACAATCTAAAGTAGAAAACTATGAAGTCTTTAAAGCCCTTAATGACAAATGGATAGCCGGGGGAGATTATAAAACCAAAACACTATTTGAGGATATGATGTTCTTAGATAGAGCGTCAAGAAATATTGGAGATACAGTTATCATAGATATATTTGATTTACAAAATGTTCTTAGTGAAAATGCATATAATGAACGAATGAGTGTATTCACCTTAATAAGTGGAATTCTTATTAAGAATAACTTTAATGTCATGTCACTTCCAGCTTATGTTAATTTTTATAATGTTCAAGATGTGTCAGGTATCGCAACACAAAAATCAGAAGGTTCACTTGAATTTGCCAATAGTATGTGGGGAACATTTTTAAATGTTGATTATAGAAATTCAGGACCAAAAATGATTTGTTTTTATGCGGGGAAACCTTCGGAGTATTTGGCTTTACCTAAAGGAAATTTCAGATTTAGAGATGATAGTTTTGAAATGAGACGAGCTTCTGAAAATCCGTTAATTGAAGACCAAGCAAACAAAAAAGATTATTCACTATCAAATAGATGTGTTGGTTTTAATGTTGATATTGGTATTAGAAATCAAAATGTATTCTATTCATTCAGTGTATCACAAGATTCTGGTAATGCGACTTCAGAATCAATTGAAGCACAATTAAATATGATTAAACAAGCAAATGGTAGAAATGTATCAACTCAAAATGTAAGTCTTTACAATTTATATAAAAATAGAAGTTATACTTGTACTATACAATGTCTTGGAAATGCTTTACTACAACCAACAATGTATTTCAATTTACAACATGTACCAATGTTTAATGGTCCATATATGATTACCGATATTTCACATAATATTAGTGCAGGTAATTTTGAAACAACAATTACAGGTGTAAGACAAGGTATATTTGATTTACCTAAAATTGATAGTTTTTTACAAAGTCTTAATAAAAATTTATTAACTAAAATTGAACAAGCGGTTCTTAATAAGAAAGATGAAACACCGGCAATTAATGCAACCACAGAGATAACAAAAGCTGCAAAAATAGTCCAAGATGCAAAAGGTACTAAACAAGCGGAAAACGCTTGTAAGTTAAAACTTAATCCAATTTATGATACTCAAGGGTGGATTTCTAAAGGAACAACTTTAACATCACTTTCACCAGAACTATTTAAGAACGCAATAATTAAAAAAACATCAAATGGAGTTCTTCAAACAATTATTTATACAATTTGTTATGTTAGAAGTTTTCAAGGGGATAAAAATAAACCTTTATTTGCGGGATATAATAATAATTTTGCAGCGGTTACTTTAGATTTAGACTATGGTAGTAATAATATCTATTTTAATAAAACGTATTCATGTTTAGATGTCCAAGCTGGAGAATCAACAGCAAAAAGTACTACAAACATATTACCTATTGCAAACTTTGCAACTATTGATAAGTTTATTGATTTCATGATATCTAAATTATCATCAAATGTATCAAGAATACAAGAACTTGGATTACCAAAATATTATGTGTGTTATTGGCCAATAACAAATTTAACTCCTGAATATTATGAAAAAAATAAAGATACTGAGTTTGAAAAACTACTTGCAAATTTTAAAGTGGCAATTGATTCTGCACGTACTTTAGGATTACCTGGATTAGATGGAGTTTATCTTAATGGTGTTCCTGCTGTTTCTACAACAACTATAACTTCAACATGTACTGTACCAGTACTTAGTGGAGTTACTTTAGTTTCAGGTTCTTTATTTACTTACAATTATGCAACACCAACAAATTGTCTTTCATTAATTTTGGCGTATTCTAGAGACAAAGTTAATTGGGTTTATGATACTGGTGGATGTAGTACAGGTAGACAAATTGATACTAAAGATGCAACAAAAACTTGGTATTTTAAATTAATTCAAAATTGTACAACAGGTGGTCATAATGATTCTAACATTGTATCATACTCATATGTAACAAAAGGAACCGTTATTTGTTTCACACCAATAATTAATTCATTTACACCAACATTTGGAGGATATAATACTATTTTAACTATCAAAGGAAAATACCTTGAATCAACAACTTCAATTACAATTAGTGGAAAAGAAGTCATTAGTGGTATTATTAAATCTGCAGATGGAACTCAACTTACAGTAACAGTGCCTCAAACTCCAGTACCAGGAACTGATGTAATTTTGATTAAGAGTCAAAATGGTGATGCAACAAGTACTGATAAGTTTATTTATAATCCGGCAACAACAAATACAAATGCTTCTGCGAACCCAATAGATACAAAGAACGTAAGTACAAAAACACTAACAGAAGTTTCCAAAGTTGAAAGTTCTACAAGAAATCCAATAGGACCAAAGGTATTATTAGATAAAATAGTTACAAATACATATCTTAATGGATATGGATCATTTGAAAATATGACAATAACGGTTAATCCTAAATCTGGCGTTTGGAAAATAAATGAAAAAGTAATAATTAAACTTCAATTTATCGGTATTATAAATACTGGTAATAATACACCTAAAGATGAAATAATAAAAGAAATTAGTTCAGTTGGTATTGGATATGTTTCAGCAGACTTTCAGTCTTTTTATATTAATTCTTCAGATATTGATACAATAATCAGTAATAGCGGTATTACATCTGAACAGTTGAAAAAAACAAAGAAGATAGATGGGAATATATCTTTAATTACAGTACCTGATAACCAAAATAAACAACAATTAAATTCAACATACCAGTTCACAATGTTAAAGAGTTAATTTAAGTATGTATTCGTATATTTATATAAAAAGATTTTTATGGACATAAAATCAGCATTAAACAATTATCTTGGAAAATCTGTAAGATATTCTGAGGAAGATAACGGTGACGGAAGTAAACAAGTTTGTGATTTGGATACTGGCGATTGTTATACAGTAAGAGAAAGAGATGGACTAATTGAAAGAGCGGGACATCAAACAACAGCTAACAGAAAAGTTAGAGTTGAAACATCAAAAGGAATAAAACAACTTTTAAACGGATAAAAATATGAGCTTAGATAGAAAAATTATTAGCGAAATACAGAGATATAAAAATATCAACAAATATATTATGGAGCAAGATGCCCCACCACCACCTGAGGATCCAACAGCTGGTTTAGGTGCGATAGCACCACCTCCACCCGATGCGGCAACAGCTCCACCGGCAGCACCAGGAGCGCCAGCGGCGCCAACGGCACCTCAACCTATTGATGTTGCAAATGACCCTGATGTTGAAAAGATTGATGATGATGGTGAGTCTGAAGAAAAAAAAGATGAGGGTGATGAGTCAGGTGATGATTCAGGAGAATTAGATATTACAGAATTAGTTGATTCTCAAAAAAATATTGGAACAAAACAAGATGAATATTTTGAAAATCTATTTGGTCAATTAAATAAGTTAGAGTCAAGATTAGGTGAGATGGATCAAATTATGTCTAAACTTAATACTCTTGAGGCTAAGATTGAGAAATACAGAGAGAAAACTCCACAAGAAAAATTAGAGTTAAGAACTTATGATTCATATCCGTTCAATCAAAAGTTATCAGATTTTTTTACTGATAAGCAAGATGAGATGGAAAAAACGGGAAAACATGATTATGTTTTAACTTCAGATCAAGTTTCAGATATTAATCAAAATGATATTAAAAAATCTTTCCAGCCAACGGAAGACGATTTAATGTAACAAAAAATAAAATAGTAAAGGTCATCGGAAGATGACCTTTTTTATTTGACATACGGCCTATTATCAATTATACTTATAAGACAAAAAAACATATAAATATGAGTAATGTATTAGATGCCGTATTGGCGCAGTATGAAAAAACGAAACAACAAGGGGCGGGCCCACAGTTCAAAATGTCACAAGACGAAAGAATGAAAAAGTATTTCGCATTAATCCTTAGTGATAAAGAGAAGTCAGGACAAAGAAGAATTAGAATTCTTCCAACAACAGATGGTTCTTCACCATTTAAAGAAGCTTGGTACCACGAAATTCAAGTTGGTGGACAATGGCAAAAGTTTTATGACCCAGCAAAAAATGACAACGAACGTTCACCTTTAAATGAGGTTTATGAAGAGTTGATGGCTACGGGTAAAGATTCTGATAAAGAATTGGCGAAACAATATAAATCTCGCAAGTTTTATATCGTTAAGGTTATGGATAGAGATAACGAACAAGATGGACCAAAGTTTTGGAGATTCAAACACAATTATAAGAATGATGGTATTTTGGATAAAATCATTCCAATTTGGAGAAACAAAGGTGATATCACTGACCCTGAAAAAGGACGTGACCTTATCATTGAGTTAAACAAATCAAAAAATCCAAATGGTAAAGAGTATACTGCGGTATCAACAATTATGCATGATGACCCAACTCCTCTTCATACCGAAGATGCTCAATTAAAAGCATGGGTTAATGACGAATTGACTTGGTTAGATGTATATTCTAAAAAACCTGTTGAATATCTTGAAGCGATTGCTCGTGGAGAAACTCCAAAATGGGATAATGAAAAAGGTGGATATGCTTATGGAGACTCAACCGTTTCTTCTGATACTTTTGGTGGAGGTAAGAAAACCGCTACTAAGATGGTTGACCCACAAGAACACGCTGAAATCGATACAGAATTACCATTCTAAACTATATTGGGTGGAGTATTAACTCCACCCTTTTATTATACTATTATGACATTTAAAGAAGAAATTGAATTACAATCAAGAGATAATAAAACAGTATCTTATGAGATATTGAGTCAATTAAAAGATAAGGGATATTTTTCTGGCAGAGCAAAACAAATTGGTGATACCGTTTTATTTGGTATGTTAAGAGAAGAAAAAGAAGATGGAGAATTAGGTCTTAAATTAATAACTTTTCACGAAGAAGAAGTTGGTACCTTATATGAAGAAGATAGTATGTTCTATGGACCAAACAAAATAAATAAGTTACCAAATATTAAAAAAATAGAAAATGGCGGCCATTAAGAAAAAAGAAGGTGTTGGAGGGGGATTTAAAGATAAGTTCTCAACAAAAACAAAGTATAAAGAAACAAATTACTATAATTGTGGTGAAGCATTCTTAAGTGCAAGTGGATTACCAGGTCCTGTTATGGGAGGTATTAATATGTTCTTGGGACATAGTAATAGTTCTAAAACAACCGCTATGATTTTAGCTGCGGCAGATGCTCAGAAGAAAGGTCATTTACCTGTCTTTATTATTACTGAAAAGAAATGGAGTTGGGAACATGCTGTTGAATTAGGATTGGATGCTAAAAAGAACTCAGATGGTGAGTGGGATGGTGACTTCATCTTTAATGATGGATTCGATTATATTGAACAAGTTACCGACTTCATCAATGAAGTATTGGATGCTCAAGAGAAAGGAGATATACAACAATCTATTTTATTCCTTTGGGATTCAGTTGGTTCTATTCCTTGTAAAATGACTTTTGAAGGTAAAGGTGGAAAAATGCATTCGGCAGCGGCTCTTGCTGATAAGATAGGTATGGGGATTCATTCAAGGATATCCAAATCAAAAAAAGAAGAATATGCGTATTATAATACTTTAGTTGTGGTTAACCAACCTTGGGTGGCTTTACCTGATAATCCATTTGGTCAACCAACCATTAAGAGTAAGGGTGGTGAAGCCGTATGGTTAGCATCCTCATTAGTATTCCTTTTTGGTAATCAAGCAAGTGCTGGTATTAATCATATCACAGCAACTAAAGGAGGAAGAACTATTAGATATGCGATTAGAACTAAAATATCAATATTAAAAAATCATGTTAATGGATTGGGTTATTCTGATGGTAAATTAATTGCAGTACCACAAGGATACATTGAAGATACTAAGGAGGCATTGGAAATCTATAAGAAAGAATATTCCCAATATTGGAATGGAATACTTAGTGGTGATGGTGAAATTAAACTTGATGAAACTGAAGACGAGATTACAGAATAAAAAATATAAATAATTATACTTTTACAATATTTGTTGATATTTATTAATATGGGAAGAAAAAAAGTTGAAGATGAAAAAAAGAAAGTAAAGTTAGCGGTGTCCATTGACCCTGAATTACCTCAATACTTTAAAGATAAATCTATAAACTTATCTTCTCTTGTTAATAAACTATTAAAAGATTATATAAAAAATGGAGACAAAAGTTTGTAGTAAGTGTTCTGAAAACAAATCTGTTTGTGATTTTGGTAAATCAAAATCATCTAAAGACGGATTGTTATATTGCTGTAAAGAATGTAATAAAAAAAGAGGAAAAAAATATCATTCTGAAAATTTGGAAAAACATTCAAAAAGAATGAAAAAATATTATGAAAATAATATTGACATTGAACGAGAAAAAAGACAAAATTGGAGAAAAAATAATCCTGAATATAATAAATCCTATTATGAAAATAAAAATGAATTTGTTAAAGAATTAAATAGAAATTGGAGAAAATCCAATAAAAACAAATTAAAAGAATATAGGAAAAAAAATAGACAAATTATTAGCGAACAATCCAAAATTAGGAGACAAACAGATATTATTGTCAATTTAAGTAATAGGGTTAGAAGTAGAATGAGTTCATATGTTAAAAAAAATGAAATGGAAAAATCAAACAAAACTTTTAACATTATAGGTTGCTCACCAGTATTACTCAAAGAATATTTAGAAAAACAATTTACAGAAGGTATGAGTTGGAATAACAGGGGCGAGTGGCATATTGACCATATCATTCCATTATCATCGGCAAAAACAGAAGACGAACTTTATAGGTTATGCCATTATACAAATCTTCAACCACTATGGGCTGAGGATAATTTGAAAAAAGGAAACAAAATTTTATTCACGAATTAAATAAATAAAGTGACCAAAACACTACTAATAGATTCTCATAATCTATTCAAAATTGGCTTCTTTGGAGTAAAAGAAATTTATAAGGATGGAGGAAGGATTGGTGGAATCTACCACTTTATCAATACTATTCGTAAATTTCTTGAAGAGTATAACTATGATAAAGTTATTGCTGTATGGGACGGAGAAGAAAATTCGTCTGCAAGAAAATTAATATATCCCCAATATAAACAAAATCGTAATAGGTTTATTAATGAGGATGAGGTTGAATCAACATCATATCAAATTAATCGGATTAAACAATATCTTGAAGAGGTATTTGTTAGACAGATTGAGGCTGTTGGAGTTGAGGCTGACGATTTAATATCTCAGTACTGTAAAATAGCAAAAGACGAACAGATTATCATCTTCTCAGGTGATAAAGACCTCACCCAATTAATATCAGAACGAGTAACGATTTATTCACCAGTATCTAAACAATACTTTAAGAATGGTGATATGATTATGTTAAACAAGATTGAGATACCACACTATAATGTTGCGGTATGTAAAATTTTTGTTGGGGACAAGTCAGATAATATTGATGGGATTCAGGGATTAGGAGAAAAAACTTTAGTTAAGTTTTTCCCTGAAATGCAGTCTAAATCCTGCACTGTTGAGGAAATATTAGATAATGCCCGAAATATCCCGCAAAAAAAACCTATTAAAAGTTTATCAAATATTTTGACTGGTAAAACAAAAAGCGGTATACTTGGTGAAGAGTTTTATATTACAAACAAAAAAATAGTTGATTTAGCAACCCCATTACTAACAGAAGAATCCAAACAATTTGTAGAAGAAGTTTATAACGACACAATTGACCCTACCGATAGGGGGTATAAGAACTTAATGAGAATGATGATGGAAGATGGTCTCTTTAAGTATCTTCCCAAGAACGATGAAGCTTGGGTAAATTTCCTCAAACCATTTATGAAATTAATAAGAAAAGAAAAAAGAAACACAAACAAAACTTAAATTATGAAAGAGCAGGACAGCACAAAGATGGAATTCTTATTGACGTTAAACGACAATATTGTAGTTCAAAGATTTTTCAATGTTAGAGGGTATAACCCGAAGGCTAAAAACTCTGTAGACCTTTATGAGTATATTAAAACACTCAAGGAAGAATTGCAGTATTATTTAAAAATGAAGACGGTTATCTATATGATGGATAACAGGGATGCGATTGAGCATGACCAAACCATTATGAACACATCATTTACTGATGATGCGGAAGTTTTTAACATTTTTGTTAAGTTTGGAGAACAGACAATTTGTCATAGACAATTTGATGGAAAATTATTTCCACCAAAGGTTCGTTATACAGTAGACGTACGACCATTTCTAAAAGATGTGTTAAGGGAATTAACTGACATTTTTTCAGAAAGCAAATTAAGTTACGAGTATTTGGAATTTGATTTAAGTAAGTAAGTATTTAATTAATAGAGGGAGAATTTAAAACAATTATGAATAAGAATTTTGAGTATTTAGGAAACACTTTCCAGTTGCAGTTATTGAATCAGATAGTAGTGGATAGGGAGTTTTCATCATCTATTATGGATGTTATTGAGAGTTCTTATTTTGATAACAAGTACTTTAAAATCATCTTACAGATGACTAAGGAGTATTATAAGAAGTATGAATCTACTCCTAACTTTGAAACTTTAGATCAAATTGTTAAGTCAGAAATTTCGCAAGAACTTGTTGCTAAAATTGTTGTTGATACAATCAAACAAATTCAGAACGCACCTTTAGAGGGAACTCTTTTTGTTCAGGAAAAAGCTTTGAAGTTTTGTAAACAACAAGAACTTCAGAAGGCGATGGACAAGGCTCAGAAGATTATTAATGAAGGAGACTTCGAATCTTATGATAAGGTTGAAGGTCTTGTTAGAGAAGCGTTACAAGTAGGAGAAAGAGATACAGGAATTACAGATATCTTTGCAAATCTTGATACAGTCCTTGATGAGGACTTTAGACACCCAATACCAATAGGTATAACAGGAATTGACAACTTACTTAAGGGTGGGTTGGCAAAGGGTGAAATAGGGGTTATACTTGCTCCTACGGGTGTTGGTAAAACTACCATCTTAACAAAGATTGCAAATACAGCATTTAATCTTGGGTATAATGTTCTTCAAGTATTTTTTGAGGACAATCCAAAGATTGTACAAAGAAAACACTTTACCCTTTGGACAGGTATTGCTCCTGATGATCTTGTTCTTCATAAAGAAGAGGTGATGTCTAAAATCAATGAGGTTCATGAGACTATGAAGAATGAATTGATTTTAAAGAAGTTATCGTCTGATAGTATGACTATGAATCAGATTAAGAATCAGGTTAGGAAAATAATTGCAGATGGTACTAGAATTGATTTAATCCTTTTGGATTACATTGATTGTGTATTACCTGAAAGTTCAAGTAAAGATGAATGGAAAGCCGAAGGATCGGTTATGAGAGGATTTGAATCAATGTGTCATGAATTAAATCTTGTTGGTTGGACGGCAACACAAGGTAATAGAAGTTCAATCTCATCAGATGTTGTTACTACAGACCAAATGGGTGGGTCAATTAAAAAGGCTCAAGTTGGTCACGTTATTATAACTGTTGCAAAATCATTACAACAAAAAGAAATGAATTTGGCAACAATAGCAATTACCAAGTCAAGAATTGGTAAAGATGGTGTCGTATTTGAGAACTGCAAGTTCAACAATGAACTACTTGAAATAGATACCGAAACATCGGTAACGTTCTTAGGTTTTGAAGAACAACAAGAAGAAAGAAAAAGAGATAGGGTTAAGGAACTCTTAGATAGGAGAAAGGAGAGAGAATTTTCTCAAAAAACCATTTAATTAAATATCTACTTTTTTAAAAAAAAAACTTATTTTTTTAATCTAAATTGTTGGTCGATTGGTGTTCGACCACATATTTAATAATAAAATACCCTTTTTTTTTATTTTTAATTATGGGAAGAAAATTAAAAAATTTATCAGAATTATACAAAACTAAAGTGTTTAATAATATTGAACCTGAAATAATTGGGAGTATTGAAAATTTACAATTCATACCTTGGCAAGAAAACATAAAAAAATCAATAAATTATAAAAAAAAAGAAAAAATATGGACATATCTAACCGAATACTCAGCGACATAACTGTGTATATGAAATATTCAAAGTACATTCCTGAACTAAAGAGAAGAGAAACGTGGCAAGAATTAGTCACAAGAAACATGGAGATGCATATTAAGCATTATCCTCAATTAGAAAAAGAAATTCGTGAGAATTACATGTATGTTTTCAGAAAGCAAGTATTACCCTCAATGAGGTCAATGCAGTTCGCAGGAAAACCAATTGAAATCTCACCAAATAGAATTTATAACTGTGCCTTCGCACCGATTGATGATTGGAGAGTATTCTCTGAAATCATGTTCTTACTTTTAGGTGGAACGGGTGTTGGTTATTCAGTTCAAAAACATCACGTTGATGCTTTACCTGAAATCAGGAAACCAAATAAAGACAGAGGAAGAAGATGGTTAGTGGCAGATTCAATCGAAGGATGGGCTGACGCTGTTAAAGTATTAGTTAAATCATATTTCTTCGGTGGTTCAAAAATTGAATTCGACTTCAGTGACATCAGACCAAAAGGTGCAAGACTTATCACATCAGGTGGTAAAGCTCCTGGCCCACAACCATTGAAAGAATGTTTAATTAAAGTTGAAGGTATCTTGGATTCAAGACAAGATGGTGAAAGATTGAAACCAATTGAAGTACATGATATTGTTTGTCATATTGCAGATGCAGTATTAGCTGGTGGTATCAGAAGAGCAGCACTTATTTCATTATTCTCAGCAACTGACGAAGAAATGATTGGATGTAAGAGTGGAGCATGGTGGGAAACAAATCCACAAAGAGGTAGAGCTAATAACTCTGCAGTTTTGATGAGACACAAAATTACCAAAGAATACTTCATGGAATTATGGAAGAGAATTGAAGCAAGTGGGGCAGGAGAACCTGGTATCTACCTAAGTAATGATAAAGATTGGGGAACTAATCCTTGTTGTGAAATTGCTTTAAGACCATTCCAATTCTGTAACCTCACAGAGGTTAACGTATCTAATGTTGTATCACAAGAAGATTATGAAGATAGAGTTAGAGCAGCATCTTTCATTGGAACACTACAAGCTGGATACACTAATTTCCACTATTTAAGACCAATATGGCAGAGAACAACTGAAAAAGATGCGTTAATTGGAATCTCAATGACAGGTATCGGTTCAGGAGCTGTTTTAGGTTTGAATATGAAATCAGCTGCTAAAGTAGTTAAAGAAGAAAACAAAAGAGTTGCTGAATTATTACACATTAATCCAGCAGCAAGAACAACAACAGTTAAACCTGCGGGAACAACATCATTAACATTAGGTACATCTTCAGGTATTCACGCTTGGCACAATGACTATTATGTTAGAAGAGTTAGGGTTGGTAAGAATGAAGCAATTTATTCACACTTGAAGAACAATCACCCTGAATTAGTTGAAGATGAATATTTTAGACCACACGATACGGCTGTTATTGGAATACCACAAAAAGCACCTGAAGGGTCAATCTTAAGAAACGAGTCACCAATTCAATTATTAGAGAGAGTTAAAAAAGTTCAACAAGAATGGATTAAACCTGGACATAGAAATGGTTCAAATGCTCATAACGTATCTGCAACTATTTCAATTAGAGAACATGAATGGCCTGCAGTTGGTGAATGGATGTGGGAAAATAAAGATGCATATAATGGTTTATCAGTTTTACCTTATGATGGAGGCAGTTACATCCAGGCTCCTTTTACTGATTGTGATAAAGAAGAGTATGAAAAATTGATGAAAACGTTAAATGATGTTGATTTATCAAAAATTGTTGAGATGGATGATGATACAAATTTAAGTGGTGAAGTCGCTTGTGCTGGCGGAACTTGCGAAGTAACATTAGTATAATATGGAAAAACAAAATATTAAAAGGGAGAAGCCAAAACTTCTCCCTTCTGATTTTTATGAAGAAGATGGTAGAATGGTTTTTACTGAAGAGTATCATATTAAGAGAGGATATTGTTGTGGTAATAAATGTAGACATTGTGCGTATGAACCAAGAGCACAAAAAGGAATTACTACTTTAATAAAAAAATAATCCAAGTATATTTATGTTATATGGCAAATGGTACAACATATGGTCTTGCGTTTCCTTTTAATGATTCTATTCGTGGAGATTACTTAGAGCTTACACAATTTCAAAAAGATGAAATCAAATCAGACTTATTACATCTTTTATTAACTAGAAAAGGTTCAAGATATTATTTACCAACATTTGGAACAAGATTGTATGAATTTCTTTTTGAACCATTTGATGGTTTAACATTTGATGCAATTCAATCTGATATTAGAGATGCAGTTCAAAACTTTATGCCAAATCTTTTAATTAATGGGATAACAATTACACCAGCAGATGTTCAAGATGAAGTTGATATTGCAACAGGACAAAATTTTGTAGGGACTAATGAATCTTCAATTTATAGACTTCCTGGTAAAGGAACATCAGAGTATACAGCAAAAATAAAAATAGATTATTCTACAAATGGACAAACATTTGCACAGAGCGATTTTCTAATTATCAATATTTAACATAAATGGCTAGCAATCAAATACCATATACTACCAGAGATTTTCAGGCAATAAGAACGGAATTACAAAATTACGTTAGAACTTATTATCCTGAATTAATACAAGATTTTAATGACGCTTCTGTATTTTCAGTATTCTTGGATTTAAATGCTGCTGTTGCAGATAACTTACACTATCATATTGATAGAAGTATTCAAGAGACAGTACTTCAATATGCACAACAAAAATCTTCAGTTTATAACATAGCAAGAACTTATGGTTTAAAATTACCAGGACAAAGACCATCAGTTTCTTTAGTTGATTTTTCAATTACAGTACCTGCATATGGTGATAAAGAAGATGAAAGATATCTTGGAACTTTATTAAGAGGGTCTCAAGTTGTTGGAGCAGGATTGGTTTTTGAAAACATATATGATATTGACTTTTTTTCTCCATATAATGCCCAAGGATTTCCAAATAGATTAAAAATACCAAATTTTAATTCTAATGGGATTTTATTAAATTATACAATTACTAAAAGAGAAATTGTTGTTAATGGTATTACCAAAGTCTTTAAAAGGACTATAAGCCCTAATGATGTAAAACCATTCTTTGAATTATTTTTACCTGAAAAAAATGTGTTAGGTATTACAAGTGTTTTATTAAAAGATGGAACACAATATACAAATGTACCAACATCTGCAGAATTCATGGGATTAAATAATAGATGGTATGAAGTAGATGCTTTGGCAGAAGATAGAGTTTTTATTGAAGACCCAACAAAGGCTTCTGATAAACCAGGAATTAAAGTTGGTAGATATATTCAAACTCAAGATAGATTTATTAGTGAATATACTGGCGAAGGGTTTAAAAAATTAACATTTGGGGGAGGTACAAATACCGCTCAAGATGCCTTAGACCAATTTACAACTTATGGTACAACATTAGAACTACAAAAATATTCAAATAATTTTTCTTTAGGATCGGCATTAAAGGCTAACTCAACATTGTTTATTCAATATAGAGTAGGTGGCGGATTACAAACTAATTTAGGAACTAATGTAATTAATCAAATTGGAACTGTATCATTCTTTGTTAATGGACCTTCTGAGGCAACAAACTCATCTGTAGTTAGTTCTTTAAGATGTAATAACGTAACCGCAGCGATTGGAGGTTCAGGACTTCCAACAATAGAAGAAATTAGAAATTATGTGTCGTTTAATTTCTCAGCACAAAAAAGAGCGGTAACTGTTCAGGATTATGAATCAATTATTAGAAATATGCCAGCTCAATTTGGGGCACCAGCTAAAGTATCAATAACTGAAAATGATAATAAAATAATGATTCAAATATTATCATATGATACTTCAGGTAAGTTAACTAATGTTGTTTCAAATACTTTAAAACAAAATATTGCTAATTATCTATCTAACTATAGAATGATGAATGATTATATTTCAATTTTTACTGCAGAAGTTATTGATGTAAGTGTGGATGTTTCAATTGTATTAGATGCTGCTCAAAATTCAGGTCAAATTATTTCATCAGTAATTGATGCAATTTCAACATATTTTAATCCACAAACAAGACAACTTGGACAAAATGTATATCTATCTGAAATTAGAAGTATAATTCAAAATCTTAATGGAGTGTTAACTGTTGCTGGATTGGACATTTATAATGAAGTAGGTGGACAATATTCTTCAGCTGAAACTTCAATGGTTTATTCTAACCCTGAAACAAAATTAATTGGACCTGTAGATGATACAATATTTGCACAACCATCACAAGTATATCAAATTAGATATCCAAATAAAGATATTAGAGTATCTGTTAAAAACTTCCAATCAGTTACATTCTCATAAGTTTATTTTTAACATCTTTAAACTATAATTTAAAGTGGTGTATTTTTTTATAAAAGTCCACATAAACTATTTATAGTTAAAACCATTAGATGGGTCAATCATATAGGATACAAACAGAGCTCGGGATTAATAAAACTATTAATGTTCAATTAGACCAAGAGTTTGAATTTCTTGAAATTCTTTCATTAAAGATTCAACAATCAGATATCTATACTAGAAGTTGTGCAGACTATGGTGTAGTTGTTGGTAGAATAACAGCTAATGGTGGATTTGGGTTACCAAATGCAAGAGTTTCCATATTCATTCCGATTGAAAGTGTTGATGAATCAAATCCTATTATTCAAAGTATATATCCCTATAAATCTATATCTGATAAGAATTCAGATGGATATAGATACAATTTATTACCTTACGAAAAATCATATTCAAAACATGCGGCAACAGGAACATTACCTTCAAGAAATGATGTATTAACAGCAAGTACTGTTGTAGAAATATATGACAAATATTATAGGTTTACTGCTAAAACAAATGAGAGTGGTGATTACATGATTATGGGAGTTCCATTAGGAGAACAAACTTTAGTTATGGATGTTGATTTATCTGATATTGGTGAATTTTCTTTAACTCCTCAAGATTTAATTAGAATGGGTATTGCAACTGAAGCTCAAGTTGCGGGAAATCAATTCAGAACTTCAACTGACCTTAATTCATTACCACAAATTGTTAATCTATCAGTTAATACTGAAGTATCTCCATTATGGGGTGATCCTGATTTATGTCAAATTGCAATTAATAGAGTTGATTTTGATTTAAGAAATAGTGCTAATATAGATATACAGCCAACCTCAACATTTATGGGTTCTGTTTATTCAACAACTGATGCATATAGAGTTAGAAAAAATTGTAAACCAAGAGATGATATGGGAAACCTTTGTTCTTTATCGTCAGGTCCTGGACAAATATTAGCCTTAAGACAAACAATACAACAAGATTCTGATGGAAATCCGATATTAGAACAATATCAATTAGAACAGGCGGGTAATGTTATTGATGGAAATGGAGTATGGTTGACTGAGTTACCAATGAATTTAGATTACTTAGTAACAAACCAATACGGAGAAAAAGTAATATCAAATGACCCAACAATTGGTATTCCAACTAAAGCTAAGTACAGATTTAAAATTAAATGGCAACAACCTGCGGCATTAACAACTCAAACTAGAAGACCTAATTATTTGGTTCCAAATGTTAAAGAGTATGGGCCGGATCCCCTACAAACAAAAAGTTCTTATTATTTTGGATTGGCTTGGAGTGGATATACAAATGGTTTTGTTGGATATCAAAAAACAAATAGATTAAATGAAGTTATAGATTGTGAAGATACATTCTATGAATTTAACTTTAATAAGGTTTATACTGTATCGGGATTAATTGATGAGTATAAAAACGGTGCTAAAGGTAGATTTATTGGAATTAAAGAAATTGATAGTAGTGATTGTGAAAGCACTACTAATAAGTTTCCCGTAAATGACGGATTTAGAAATTTTGATTTGTTATTTTTTATATTTTCAATTTTAATGACGTTAATAACGCCATTGGCTCTTGCAATTCTTTTTGCAATGCATATAGTTTTATGGATTTATTTAACAATAATTAATTTCCTTTGTGCACTTGCAAGATTTGAAATTTGTGTTTGGAAATTTTGTGTTAGACCGTTCGGTTGGATTAGAAATTTATTCAATTTGAATTGTGACGAAAGAAATTACACTTTCAGATTACCCATGATAACTTATCCTGAATGTCAGGCATGTGATTGTAAACAAGAATCTCAAGTTAGACCACAAACCACAGGTGGTGTTAGCGCAATACCTACAGGAACTTTGAGTTATTTTTCGGTGGCGTTGGACTACCAAACAAAATTTGAAGAATATTTCATCGCAAGGAACTCTGAAGACATTTCTGAAAATATTTCAAAGTGGGCAACAATATCTTCTCAAGCGGTAGCAGGTTTTGGTGCATTGGCTGTTGTGTCAGACCCAACAAGATATAAACTTCCATTATCTGAAATTTTAGGATTTAGTGATAGTAAAAATCGGTTTGCTTTGTCAAAGTCATTACCTATGGGTGAAAGAATCAATTTGTTTAATCAAAGAGCCAACTATTTTACGGGTTTAAATTCGGTTAAAGTTAGTTTTGCGGGAGATTCAAACATAAATAAATTCCACATGGATAACACAATTATTGTGTTGGCTAATCAACAGTATAATCCTGGTGACCTATTAAGTAGTGTTTGTATAACAGGTTCGACAGACATTAACTGGACCTATACAGCAACAACTGCTACAGGAATAGAAACTGGTATTAGTGGTGAAACTTATAATGGTAGTGGGGCAACAACTATTAATGTAACATATGCAAAATCACAATATACTAATTCACAACAAATATCTTATAATTTACCTTATGGTTCAGAAATAACAAATTATAAATTCCCTGCGGACATTGAGTATTTTCAAGTGGTTACTGCAATAACAATTGCGGACGCTGTAAAAATTTGGAATAGTGGTACCACACAATCTTTTCCAAATGTTTTATCGACACCATTAGAATTTACCGTTTATAAACAATATAATGGAGAATTATTTAAAAATTCAGAATTTTTATCGACAACAATTTTCAATGTGTTTGATAACATAGAAAAACAATATATTTTAATATTACAAAGAGGAGTTGACCCGTACTCACCGAAGTATAAGAATGTTTATAATTTAGGTAGATTATTTGGTAGTAATATAGATGACCCTAAGTTTACTATAACTGCAGACACAAGAATTAATATACCTATACAAGCGGTAAATGATTCGTCAACAACAATCCAACCGTATACTACTAATGACATGTATTATCGGTCATATTTTTTCAAACCAGGAATTTCAGGTAGTACTGATCCTGGAGGTTCTTTTACTGGATTCAATACAACTAATTTGGCGTACTATGGTGCACAATCATCATTGTTTGCAAACTCAACACAAGAACAAATATTTAATTCTGCGGTTGTTAGTAAGACCTCAAACGGATTTTATGATAATGGTGCAAATGCTGCAAAATACGATAATAGTGAAGATGTTTCAGGATTATCTTTTATGGGTTGTAATGATTTTGGGGAATACTCTTCGAGTGTTGCGGATTTGGGTTATTACTACTATACCCCAAGTTTCTTTTCAACAAATAACTTAAATGGACCATCACTTTTAATTAATAATAACGTTAATAATATTGTTAGAACTGATAGATTACCGACTTCTGATGTGTTGGACGGTGGTAGTTTTTCAACAAATCCGTCAATATTACAACAAAATAATTTCTTTACATTTTACCTAATTAATACTGATAGTGAAGATATTAGTACCTCAAGTAATACTTTAGGGGCGTCTCAAGTTACACCTGATTTAGGAGACCCTATAAACGGTTTACCAGGTGTTACAAATGTACTTGAAAGTTTTAACTGTGAAAGTATGGTTGGATTAGGATGTTATGAAGGATTGGGGACAAATTTCCAAATAAACCAACAATGTACACAGGAAGACCCTGTTGAAAAAGGGTGTTATGTGTTTATGAAGAACCCTGTAAATTTATTAACTATTAAAGATGATTTTGCGACATACTCAGAATGGAGTTTCAGGTTTAGATTTTTTTATGGATTATGCCGAGGGGTATTGTCTCAATCATTTATGAATAACTGGATTAGTGGTAGTTTATACATGTTCCCAATACAAGTTGACACAAGATATAATAATAAGAACCAAGCATATTCTCTTTACTGTAGTGATTTGGCATACTTTGAGTCTGAAACAAACAATTTTTATTATAGAAGTAGTCCTTATAATACAAGTTCTGCTAAATTTGTTGGAATACCGGCACCTAACAATACATCGGTAAACGTAAGAAACTTACTTTTCCCAACAACAATTATGAATTTAGGAATGAAAGATTATTTTTATCAAGAGATAACTTTTAATCCTGAAACAAAAGGGTATGTAATACCTAATTTAGATTCAACTAGTTATGGTGATACATCTGATTTAGTTAACTTATTTGTTATTTCAAGAATTACAGACGAAGGATTTTTAAGACAAATTCTAGTGGTGGGTGATAATTCTTTAAATCAATTATTTAGTAGAGGTAATAAAAGTTTATTTAATCAGTCACTAAGAATTGATGGGGATTTAGCTCAATTATTTTCAATAAATTCTGAAGAGGGAGTTATTAAATTTTCACCTGAGTATTATGAAACAGTTCAGGGTTCAACAACCGACCCTGTAAACATTTTAGGTACTTCTTTAGATCCTGTTATGTGTGTTTGGTTTTCATCAACAACAAATGATATTCAATTTAAAGATTATTTAACACCAGGAAGAATTGATTTCAGAACTAACGATAACACGAATTATTACCCTTATCCATATGGTATTAAATCACAAGTTACTCCATTCTATCAATGGAAATTGGCTAATACTACAACAATTTTTGGTAGTCAAATGAATAGTTGGGCAACAGACTCTGGAGACATTGTACAAAACAAAAGATTCCAAAGTTTAGATAGAACAAGTTTAACTCAACCAAACTATTTTAGACCATCAACGTCAAGTGTTAATGACCTATATGCAAGAGGGTACATTTTCAGTGTGGATTCAAATGGCGTCTATTCTACAGTTGGAGCAACAAGTGATAAATTCATAGTTGGAGCTCCCTTTCATTTTTATTTTGGTACTATTAAAGGTCAAACAGCGCTAGATAAATTTAAAACAAAATATTCTATAATTGAATAACTATAAAATCATACCGAGTAGATTAAAGTATCAATCAGCACCATCTATTGACCAAGAGATACCAATTTCTTTAGAAGAAAAAAGCCAATCTATAATTGAATATGATAGAAATAGTACTGTTAACTTGGCTCAAGTGTATGACGATGAAAGACAAGCTTGTTTAATATTCAGACCAACATTTAAACTTACATACATATATGGTAATTCATATACAGGAACAACAACATATACGCCATTCCAATATAATCTTTATTATACTCAGCCGGAAGTTTCAATGTCAAGTGGAACATGGAAAGGATTACCGCAATATTATGAATTTGATTTTTTTAGACCTGATATAAATGACCAACATATTACTTATAAAGCAAAAAGTGCTTATACTTATAATTGGACATATTATTTAAGTTATGGATATGAAAATGATTATAATAAAAAATTATATTTTAATTTAAATAATTCAAATTTGACTTGGACAGCATCAACAGGTATTCCATTTATTATTAAAAATAATCAACAAAATGGGGATCCAATAATTTCATTTGAATGTATTGCTCCGCATGGACTTACAGTTGGAGAATATGTTGAATTGTCATTTTTTTATAATAAAACAAATTTATTTCAAGTATATTCTTTAGGTAATAATTTATTGGATAGTTCTACACATATATTTAATGTCTATAACATTGGATACACAGGTACAACATTTCAAAATGGTATTGTAGGAACATTTAAGAGAGTTGTAAATCCTAATAATTTAGAAGAAACAAAATCAAAATATTATGTTAGAAAACATAAGATATTAACAAATTTGGAAGATAGTGTGATGACCAAAATTGGTTTTGAGAAGAATGTATTTAATGAGACGAAAAAATTAGAATACAGTTCTATTACCCCAAATCAAGTTACAAGAATATCTCAATTAACAAGTAGTAATGCTTATAATGTGACGGTAAACTATGATTTAGATTTTACAACATTATTAGATAATCAAAAAAGACCAATTAGTGAATTATATTTAACTGTGATAAATAAAGGGTATACGGGGTATTTTAATAATCCTTTTAATGGTGTTGGATTAAAACAAGGATGGGAATTTAACCTAACAAAAGTATCAAATAGTTATTGGAGTACAACAAATGATCTTTCTAGTTCTAATATACCAGTATCATCATATACAAGGACTGAAAATGGGAAAACATATACTTTTTACTTTAATCAAGATTTAAAGAAAGATGATATTATTGATGGTGATTTTTGTGAGTGGAATGACTATGAACAATTGGAAAGAGTTGTTTCACCTTATTATCAAAAAATAAAATATAATCAAAATATTTTTCAAACAACAAGAACAACGGATCAAAATTCACCAGGATTTTATTATACACCACATAACAAGATGACTTTAAGGGTATTTTCGGATTATGTTGAAACAGGAGAACTTAATTCAATAGACCAAGTTCCATCATATTCTTATTTTTCAAAATCTGATCAACAGTTCAGGTGGAGAGATTTATATACTTTTGGATTTAAAGATAATTTAAAGAGAGGGGTTGACTATCCGTTCTTTAACACTGCTCAATATCCGTTCGCGGATGTTGTGTTTAGATTGATTCCGGAAGGAATAAATTTCAATTCTTCATTACTTGGAGTTGATTATCCTATTAAACCGTTGATAGATGGATGTGAGTAAATTTTTTATTAGGCAGAATACTTTAACTACAAAACAGATTAATATCCCTATTCAGTTAGATTGGGATTATTTGGGATTGGACCAAAGTGTTGATGAATATGAGAAAGAGGTTATTACTGAGGTAATTGGGGTTGGAAGAGATTTTGAAATTGATAGATTTGCGAATGCGCCTTTTACGGGAACATCACAAGAAACTGCAATTAAATATCAATTTTATTTTTATTCGGGTGGAACTTTAACTGATCAATCAAATTGGAGATTGGATTATAGAAGTGAAGGGTTTACTACAGGAAACATATATTATTATGATAAGAATTTTGCCAATTCGTTCTTTAAATTGGATTTATATGATTCAACAGACGATAAAAAACAAAAGAATTATGTAACTATAATAATACCAACACAACAAGGATTGAAAAAAGATGCGATAATGCAAAGAACTCCTGTAACAATTAAAAAGCCTGATTTTGTATTAGATTATGTTGGTGATAAAGAAGGGTTTTTTATTTATTGGCTAAAGAAAAGAACTTTTTTGGATATTGATACCTTTTATATGTCTGCTAAGTTTTATAATGCAATGACTGGGACTTATACCAAAATGATGAATGTACCGCAATCAAAAATTAGTGGTGAGCATAATTTTGATAATTTAACATATTTCTATTATCAAGTTAAATTGGATTATGATAAAAGGACTTATCAAGTTTTTAATACAATAACAGGAAATAGAGAGGGAACTCCACTTCCCATAAAATGGTATGAATATGTTAACCCATAATGGCAGATTATAATTTTATAATATCACCGGAGACTATTAAAACAGATTTAACCACCGTAGATTGGAGAGGTGAAACTGTTGGTGTTTATTCAGGGATGTCTCAAATATTGAGTGGTAATACCTATGGTACTTCATTATTAACAGGACTTACTGTTAATATACTTCTTACCCAAACAGCAATTGATGCGGGATATTATACACAATTTGATGGGGCTGTTCTTCAGAAAGATGTTGTATCAAATTTTATATTTTCATCTACAACAGACGAACCATATAAAGTTTATGTCTACAATACCTCAAGTGAGTTTCAAAAGTTTTTGGACTTATCAAAATATGTTATCAGTTGGGGAGATGGTTCACAATTGCAAGATGTTACAACCTATACTCCTAATTCAATATCTCACGTATATCCTTCAGCCGATAAGACATATGAGATAATGTTGGAACAAATTAACCCGTGGGGAATTACAAAAGTTAAAAAGACCGTTACTTTACCCTATTCTTCGGTTACAATTTATAATCAACAAGGTACAGCATATTTTACTCCAGCGGGAGGTAATTGGTTCGGAACACCAATCAGTTATGATTACATATTTTCGGGTGATGCGGTTAACGTTGTATCTGCGCAAACATCAAATAATTTTGTTAGTGTTCCATTTATTGTTTCTGGAATAACAACATCAAGGGTAAATGAGTTAGCATTATATGGAAATCCGAAATACCAAGTTGGAGTGCCTGTAATCAAGAACGGTCAAATATGGGGGTCAATAACAGATATTAGTGTGATTTATACCGCCTATACCATTACAGGAATAAACTTTTATGATTATGCTGACGGAACAAGTATTTTCTTTCAAGAATCTTCAGGGTTTACAGATAGTAATTTAACAGCGGTCCCAATCACTAAATTGGAAGCATTATTGAAAGTTATGGATCAACCACAGATACAAACGGATGTATTTTTGGAACGCGGCAAGAACTCTGCTTATGAGAGAGTACAAAGGCTTGGAGAAGTGGATAATTTAGGGGACCTTCTGAACTATGGGTATGGTTTCTTCCAAATTAGAAAAAGTAATTAAAAACTATTTATTAAAAAACTAAATTATGTCAATAGGTTCATACGGTACAATTAGACCATCAGATGTATCACCACAAGATGTTGAAATCCAAATGGTTTACACACCATCCCGTGATATTACAGATAACTATGTCTTGACATCACTTGACGCTCAAAGTATTTTAAAACCATACTTTAATAATTCTGAAACAGGTGGAAATGCCGGAGTTGAAGTATTGGGCGGGTTATATAATCTCACTCTACCGGCACAACAATTTAATGCTCTTGGAATTTATACTTTATATGTAAGACCGGCCCAGATTAGAACAACAATCACAGATTGCGGAGTCCTGAGCGCATTACCCAATGTAAAAGGGATTGTTATTGATTTAACAAATGTTCCCGTTCAATATCAAAATAAGTTTGTATCACAAGGACTTGTTGGATTTAGAGTAGAATACTTAAATGCTGATGGTTCAAAAATACCAAACTTTTTTAGAGTAGTAACTTCGTGCTTCTTTTGTGAACCAGTTGTTACCAATGAAGTTAATACAACTCAAAAATCTGTTAGATATAGATACGTTGATGGAAGTGCTAATTTATTGTTTTTAACACTATCGCCTTCATCATCACCTTCAAACAAACCAAATGCTACTCCATATATTGGACAGCCAAGTCAAGGTATTATTATTTCAAATACATATTTTAATCCTATTTCAATAGAAGTGGAGATGGTCGAGTACGATATATCATCCCTTGCGATTGCTCTTTACGGTAATCAAACCAAATCAATTGATGATGGTGTGTACACAATCTATGATTCTCAAAATAATATTTATAGGCAATACAACTTATACGAAATTAGAGACCAATTTAACGCATTGTTATATGAGGTTAGACAAAGTAGAGGCGGTAATATTGATTTTAGTAAAAACTTTACAAATATAACAGCATAATGGCAACAACGATAAAAAATACAAAATATTTTTATCCTCCAGCTCCTGGTAGTGGTGCAGGGACTTTTTCTGATAATATTGTCGGGTTACAAACTGTGCAAGGTGGTGGTCTTACTCAAGGTAATTTTGAATTTACTACTGGAGTAACTGAAAAGGTTAATAGAAAATTTAATGTAGGATCTTTTTCTGAACCTATGACGCTTGATAGTATGAATATTGAGGATTTGGCAGAAAGTAGACGTATTATGGCGACTCAATTTAGGGTCTATCCAAATTATGATGTTTCTCAAGTTCTTAATTTTTCAATGTATGGTGCACTATCTAAAAGGTTTAGTGTTTCTGTACTACATATTATAAATTATTTTCCAGCAGCAATTGATGTAATGTTTAATAACATGTCTTTTGTTACTGCATCAACCGCATACGATATATCATATAATTCTGTACAAAATGAAACTTATTTCAAAGTAAATGTGGATAGGTTTAAAAATCCATTTGATATTGATTATTCATACAGCGCATCAACTAATTTAAGTGCAAGAGAAATAACCGTATCTCCATATAGAAATTTGTATGATACATATCTTGATTATTGTATTGCGTTTACAAATGACCAAGGTGAAAATAATATATTTAAAGTACTTGGATTTTCTCCATCAGTTAGTCTTACAAGTGGTTATTTAGAATTTTATGTTCAAGGGTCACCGTTTGGAACAGGAAATACTGAAGTTTATTTAAACTATCTAATTAGACCAAATGATTACATTGTTGATAAAGCATTCTCGGAAAATTTTGATGAAGTAGAAAAGTTTTTGATTAATAGATTAGTCAGACCTGAATATACCGCAGTATTTCAAGTACCGCAACAAAATGAGGCGGGTCAATATTATACCAATAATGAACAGGTTACATGGCCTAAAGATGGTATATGGAATTTAGATATTAGGTCATTTAATTTTGATAGTTATTTGGAACAACTTCAAGTAATTGCGGTTAATTTGGATGAATTTAAAACAAATTTAATATCCAGATTTTTGGTAAGTGATTCACTAAAAGAATTTGATACTCTTGGTAGAAAAGTTGAAAAAGTTTTACAAATATATGGTAGAAGTTTTGACCAGGTAAAACAATTTATTGATGCGTTGGCGTATATGAACTCAGTAAATTATAATCCTGAGAATGATATTCCTTCACAATTATTGGTTAATTTGGCTCAAACGTTGGGATGGACTTCCAATTTTTCACCCATAACTAACGAAGATTTTTTAGGTTCTATTTTTGGTAATACAAACACACCAACATATCCGGGTTATGCTAGAGCGCTTACTCCAACAGAAATAAATTATAATTTTTATAGGAATCTTATTTTAAATGCTGCGTATTTGTTTAAATCAAAAGGAACAAGAAGGTCAGTTGAATTTATTATGAGATTGATTGGAGCACCAGATTCTTTAATTGAATACAATGAGTATGTTTATTTGGCTGATCAAAAAATAAATCTCGACCAATTTTATACACAATACGCCCAAATATCAGGAGGAACATATGTTAATACTTCACCGGCATATATTCCTGGTGACACTTATAAAATAAAAGGACAAACATTTACTGCGTTTACATCAAGTTCAGTTTATGAAGATACAACTATAAGATTGGAAGATTATCCTATGGATTTTGAAGGGTATCCAAGAGCACCTATCGATACTGAGAAATTCTTTTTCCAAATAGGTTCTGGTTGGTATGAAACAACACCACAACATAGAAGTCCTGATAATGTTCAGATTAATGGTAGAGTTTATACAGGACAGAATTATGATATACAAACTCAACTTCTACCGTTCACTTATGGACAGACATATTTAGATAGGTTTAGAAATTTTCCTTACATGACAGAAGGATTTAAATTAAGTAAGGTAGTTGATAATAATAAGAGTTGGTTAAAAGACGATGATAAAATAAGAGTATCTACTCAAGGGGATTATAATGCTTATTATTTTGTTGATAATGAAAAACTTGTTTTAAATGTTAAGAATGTAGATATTTTTATGAATCCTGGACAAGGATTGGCTTATGGTATTTGGGATTCATCAGTTAAATATGACTATCCTATTCCTGAATCAGGATTAACTGTTGGTTATCCTGTTCCTGGTGGTGTTGATTGGACTTTTGTTGACCCACAACCAAAAAAGAAAACATTCTTTGAATTCTCACAAACTTTTTGGGAGAATATGATTAATACAAGAAATAGACAATATATCAGTGATGGTAAAACAGGAGGATATCCAACGTTACAATCACTTTGGTGGAAATATATTGAATCTGAGGCAACTGTTGGAATACCAAACAACAAATATACCTATCAAAAACTAATTGATTATGTTGAAGGTATTGGACCTTATTGGTTGAAATTGGTGGAACAAATGGTTCCTGCCACAACAATTTGGAATGGAGGTATTAGATATGAAAATTCTATATTACAAAAACAAAAATTTGTTTATAGAAGACAGAGAGGATGTCAATTTGTTCCTGTACCGATAGACCCTTGTTATATTATTGGAAACATATTCCAATATAATTGTTCCACCGAGTATGTTGATTTTTATATATACCCTTGGTTAAATGGTGATACAAATGTGTCTAATTTTAGTGCGATATTAAACAATAGAGTTAATGCTTTATTAACTCAAAATAACTTATCATCAACACAATGTATTGCTGATTCGATTCAATCAGATTGGTATGTTAATTTAACTATTGGAACTGATACAATAATTAATACATTATTTTATGTGGGATATGGAAGTACAGATGTACCAACAAATAGACAATGGAGAAATGCATTAATTGAATCCTTGCCAAAATTATATGATTATGGGTTTACTTATTTCCTTAATGGAAATAACTTAAGAATTACAAGTTTAACTTGTGAACCAAAAAATTTAAATGAATTAGTTAGTTTAAATGCTGGTATAATGATAGACATAAATTGTAACAAAAATTAATGGCAGCTTTTAATTACATATTGCAGATAACTGGAGATTGTCAATCGGTAGGAGCCGGAGCAATTAATTTAATACCTACAGGAGGAACATCACCATATACCATTCAATGGACAACTCCTGATTTAGGGGAAGACCAAGCAGTTTCATCATCATATAGGAGTGGTTTAGTGGCTAACACTTATGTTGTTAGAGTTAATGATTCTACATTACCGACAAACCAACAATTTTATATTAATATTCCTGTTTCAGACGGGGTTTGTACTAGTGTTATTGGAATATCTAATACGACCTGTGAACTTAATAATGGCGCGGTTACAGGAACGTCAACGTCAGATTATTCTTCAACAAATTATTATTTATATAATAATTCTGATAATTTAATAAGTTCTGCGGTTACAAATGTATCAAATGTTGTGTTTAGTAATTTATCTGCGGCAACTTATTACATGGTGGCTCAAGATTTGGGTGGATGTACAGGAAGAAGTGAGAGTTTTATCATTGAGCAATCACCACAATTTGATTTTGGACTATATGCGGTGCCAAACTCAAGTTGCGGAGGTACTCCTATAGGTAAGGTATTGGTTACAGGAATGACAGGAGTATCTCCTTACACTTATCTTTGGAGTAATGGGACAACGGGTAGTACGATTACAGGATTGACTGTTGGGTCTTATTCTGTCCAAATTACCGATTCTAAAAATTGCCAAGTAACTCATTCGGCTGAAGTAACAAAAGTAGATCCAATTGGATTTGGTTCATTTACTGCAACAACACCAAGTTGTTTAGAACAAAATGGAAGTATTACTCTTATTATTACAGGAGGAACTTCACCATATTATTATTCTGCGTCAACAGGAGATGTTTTAATATCGTATTCTCAACAATACACAATTAGTGGTTTAACAGCTGGACAATATAATTTCTTAGTTACAGATGCGGGATTTTGTACTCTTAATGCTGGAACAACATTACAAACACCACAAGGAATTTCAAGTGTTTCAGTTAACGCCCTAAATTCAACATGCTCAAGTACCGATGGTTCTATTCAAATAACAGTAGTTGGTGGAACATTACCATACACATACACATTAGTTAAACCCGATGGTAGTACGAGCGCAACTACTAATTCTCAAACAAGTATTATTTTCCCAAAATTAACAACAGGAACTTATACTGTGGCTGTAAGTGATTCTTCTGGTTGTTATTATATGGATGAAAAAACAATATATGCAGAAAATACATTCACAATTTCAACAAGTGTTGTAGGAACATCCTGTAATCAAAGAAATGGAAAAATTACAGTTACCAGAACATCAGGTGGAACAGAACCATTTGATTTTTCTTTAGATGGAGTAACCAATTTTATAGATACAACTTTAACTGCCGTTACATTCTCAAATGTTGCTTCAGGACAACATATTATTACAGTTAATGATGCAACAGGTTGTACTCAAACTGCAAATGTATATGTTGCATCAAGTGAACAACTTGATTACTCACTTTATAGCACATCTTGTGGGGGAGGTACAAGTGGAACTATAACAGCATTTATAACTTCAGGAACGCCACCATTCACATATCAATGGTCAAATAACGTTTCAGGTAATCCACAACAAATACAAGTTTCGGCGTTAACTGCAGGAACATACAGTGTTGTTATAACGGATTCAACAGGATGTACATTAAAAAGATCAACTTCAATAAATTGTGCAACATCATATGTTTCTTATGAAAGTTATGCAATGGGATCGGAAATATTCCAAGTACAATCACCAACTAAATACGGATTACTTCAAATGATGAATGAAGGTTTTGCTGACCTTACATCAGGTAATACAAATTGTGATTTAATAACAGCGGTATATACCGCCCAAGTTCTTGTTAACCCATTAGGAACTTCAGTAAGTGTACCGTTCTTTACGGCAACAACATTGAATGTTGGACCAAGTGATAATTTATGGTATAATACAATTAGAAGTATATTAATAGGAATTAATGGTGTTAGTGGTGTTATTATTGACCAACTTAATAACCAAATAACAATACAAACAAGTACTAGTAATTTTTCATTAAACGGACAAGAAATAATCATTAAATTGAATATTGTCTATGATATAATGTGTTTAACATGACCCAGATAAGAATTGATATGATATCGGGGGGTACTTACCCTATTACAGTTAGTATTGCTGATGTTTACGGTAATAATTTGACTAATATTGCCACAATTACATCAGGACCTGTACCGCCAACAGAAACTTATAATTCAGGTAATACAACCATACCAACAATTTTTAATACTGCACCTCAAATCATGTTAATTTTAACTGATGCGAATGGATGTCAAGTGTTTAAAATTCTTGATTGTACTTTTGGTTGCTCGTTTGAAATCACTGTTAATCTTGTTTCTTGTGTTGTTGATATTACTATTCAAGATGCAAGTTGTTCATTTAGTTTAAACGTAGAAGACGCTTCCTGTAATTACTCAATTTTTACGATTTAGGTGTAAAAAATATTTTCCTAATAATTTAATTAAATAATTGGAATCAAATATTATATCTGTGGTATTTATTAAATAAAATCCGCGGATGTCAACATATTCAATAATTGTAACAAATACTGCTTCTGGTTGTAATAATGAAATTGCTCAACAAATATCTGTATCAGGATGCTCTTCTTATATAGTAAGATTAGCTTCAACTTCTAACGCGATTGGTCCGTTTAATGTATATATTGATACTACAGGGTCAACTCCAGTTTATTCTGCACAAACAAGAACGGAAATGTTAAATGGGGTTGTTGTTACATTCAATTGTACTACTCCAACTCCAACGCCAACACCGTCAGTAACGCCTGTTACTCCAACGCCAACACCAACACCAACAATAACTTTAACTAATACTCCGACTCCAAGTGCGACTTTAGGATTGACTCCTACTGCAACTCAAACTCAAACGCCAACGCCAACAAATACAACTTCAGTAACTCCAACAAATACTCCGACACAAACTAAAACTTCAACTCAGACACCAACACCAACACCAACATTAACTCAAACACCAACACCAACAAATCAACCATTATTTGCATATGCATTTATTGACCAAAACTCTGGTATTCCAAGAATTAATTTAGCCTCTTGGATGACATCTCAAGGAAGTACGTGGAAAGGATTTACTCAAATAGGTTCTCCTTCTACAAATGCTACAATATTTAACTCTCAAATGAATGCTTATATAAGTTACACAGGATGGGGTGTTTATGAGCCATCAGTTATAATGACAGGAATTACATCAACTTCAGGTGGAAATGATAAGTTTGGTAATTCAATTCAGGCCTATAAATTCCAAACAGCTGTCATTCCTGCAGGAACATTCTCAGCAACAAGTTGGGTTACTTGGTTTGTATCGACAGCTGCAACAAACGGTCAAACATATTCAACAATAAATCAAGGAAGTTCTCCTGGTTCTATGCCTGCAGTGACATTACCAAGCACTTATTTAGGATTAACTATAAATTACACAGGAAGTACAATACCTGCAGGAGTTTATAAAATGTATACATCTTTTGTTGGTACAAACTTTAATGTTGGGGTGGGTAATTTACCTCAATATTTTCAAGGAGGAACATTAACATAGATAATATATAACAAATAAAATAAAAAAATGAGTTTTAATTATAAAAATCCAACATCAGGTTCGTTAGTGACATCACCAACATCAGTTCTTCGTGAAAGTGCTACTGGAACTAATTTTAGTGTCGACAGTATCGGAGGTTATATGGAAGTATGGAGTTTATCTGACTTAAATTGGACAATTCCTGCTGATACGCTATACTACGGAGGTGAAGTACAATTTTCAGGTAACT